AGCTTAACGAGCCTACTGAGCCTACAGAAACCAAGGAAGAGCGCGTCAAGAAGCTGCGAGAAGCAAGAGCCGAAAAGCCAGCAGAAGATGTTTCTGAGCCAGAGATTAAGACTGGCGAGGACGCCCGGACCGCCGAGTATCAGGCGGCATTAGGGATTTATCGCAAAGCAGGCGAGCGTCTTGTCCAAGCCATGGCTGATTATCGCGACAACAAGATCAGCAAAGAAGAATTCTTGGCCGAGGAAAAGGCTTATGACAAGGCAGCCGCAGAGTTTTATAACAACCCAATTAGCAAATTAGGCTTGCCTTCCGAACCGTTTGCAAAATTGGAAAAGCCTGCCAAAAAACCGCGGGCAACAAAAGCTGAAAAGCCAGCGGCAAAACCCAAAGAAGTTGAGCCTGCAAACATTCGGCAGGCTCGCAAAGAAATGGAAGCCGCGGCAAAGACTCCTGGCAAAGTCTTGACACCGGCAGAGTTGTCGCGTCGAAGAGACTTGATTGCGTATGATCAGAAAAAGCAGGCAGAAGCCCTAGAGGCGGCCGGCGATAAGGTGGTGAATGGCAAGCCTGTTGATCCAGACTTGCCTGCTAAGAACCGATTGGTATTGATGCCATGCTGCGATACCAAAGGCGATGCGAAGGCTCCTGCCATGGAGCTTTACAAGGGCGTATTTTTCCAAACGCTTAAAAGCAACCAGAAGAGCGGCGCCGAACCGAACATTGTCATCCTGTCGGCAAAGCACGGGTTCATTGAACCAACTAAAGAGATCGAGCCATACGATCAGGTTATGACCCCAGAAAAAGCGGAAGAGTTTCTTCTGACTTTGCAAAGGGACATGGACAGTATCGACTGGCCAGATGGCATTAAAGATGTCTTGATCGTTGGTGGCAAACAGTACCAACGGGTCATGCGAGCAGCGGTTGCAAGACTGCAAGAAGATGGCGTCATCTCCAAAGATGCCAGCATCAACGTCACCAGCGGCGGCATTGGAAGTCAACGTAGCCAGTTTGGCAAATACTTGCAGGCAATTCCTGCCGAGCAGCCGAAGGCGGCGGAGCCGGAAGCCAAAGAAGAAACAGAGTTTGAGAAAGAGCTTGAGGCGGCATACAAAAAGAACGCGGCGGGTCACGCCAGGGATACTGGCGGAGAAATCGTTTGGAGAAAAGGCGACAACGCTTTAATCCGCGCCTATGACGATAAAACCGGCGACCCTGTTTATGTTGCTACGTTTGGCAGGCAACGCTCCATAAAGGATATTGAGAAATACACCGGAACCGGCGTTAGCCCAAGCATCAAGCAGGAGATGATTGAGGCCAAAAAGAAGGCCGAGCAAGACGCCGCGGAAAAACACAAGGCTAACCCATTCATTAAGTTTGTGGATGGCGTTGCTGTTTCAGAGAGCGTATCCCCTGAGATTGAAGGCATCGTTCGCGAGTGGAAGAAGCTGCTAAAGCTTGACGTTCCAATCTATATCGCGACTATCGAAGACGCTCGGCTTCATAAAAACGATTACACCGGTCCGCACCGAAGGGTCGGGTCTGGAACATTAAACCGAAATGATCTTGGCTCAACAAGGCTGATGCCAGATGGTAGTCATTACATCTTGTTCACCAAGTCTACTAGCCCAACATTCATGCTTGAGATTCTTGCTCATGAACTTGGGCACGTTCATCAAAAAACTGTTTATGAAAGAGCCAGCGAAGCAGACAAGAAGGCTCTAAAAGACGCGCATCAAAAGTGGCTTGATACTCACAAAACCAAGACCGCACAAGAAGTAATTAACTCTATGCGTGGTCGCGCCATAGGGCAGCGACGAGTTAAAGCAGCGCCGACTCAAAAGGGCGAAGAGCTGCCGCCATACTGGCGTAAGTTTGAAGAATGGTACGCCGACCAAACAGCACGTTGGGCAGTATCCAACAAGGTGCCTGTTACTGCTGTTGAGAAGTTCTTCAAGAGGCTCGGCAATCAGCTTCGCCGTTTCTATCAGCAACTGAAAGCTCGCAAGTACTTGCCAGACGAAACGTTTGCGCAGTACATGGATCGCGTTACCGCTCAGCCGCCTGTGCTGACGCCTGATGAAGACGACACAGAATACTTCATGTCGACGGATACGGGGGCGCCTAGCATTCAGCCAACGGCTAAGTTTCAAGAAGACATTCCAAACGAAGGGTGGCTGGATGGCAAGATTAAGTACGCCATGCAGAAACCCAGAAATCAGTTTGGCGTCCCGCACATGGGGTCGATTACTGGGTACTTTAGCGGGCCGGTGTACGTGCCGACAAGATGGTTTACCGATGTAAAGGGAGAGCGCGGCGAACAACAGAACGTCCGCGAAAAAGACCTTGCTGCTATTCGCAAGATCATCAGTGAAACAGGCCGGTTCCCGATTGAAGAGTCTGGCGAATACGTTCCATACATTGAGGTTGGGTTTGATGGCGTGCCATGGATTAGCGAAGGCAACCATCGAATCATGGCGGCTTTGGCCGAGGGGGTTGAATACATCCCTGTAGAGATTCGTTACTTTGATGGCGGTCAGCGACGGGCGGGCAAGTGGCGTCCAGATAATCTGGTTGATATTCAATCAAGCGAAAACGTTGCGGCCGCTGTTGAGGCGCGAGATGTGAGCGAGCAAGATCGCGCCAGCAGCATGTCGATGAACACCCAGGACGAGCAAGACCTGATGCAGCGGTACAGCCGGCCGCATACGCCGATGCTGGACAACTCTCCGGTCCTGACCTTACTGACCAATGCATATACGAACGGCAAAGACTTTGTAACCGACGCCGTCACAAGTCCGATTCAAACCGCTGCCGCTGCCGAACGGAATGTCACCGATGCCCTCCTGAATGCACGTAACCTGACTTCTTGGTACGGCGCTGGTCTAGAGTCTCGGGACTTTGCCCGTTACCAAGGACAGTTGCGCACAAGTGCCGACATTGTTACGTCGTCTGTTGCACTCGACAACGCGATCCGTAGCGGCAACATTGGTGTTGAAGTGATTTTCAGCGGCGGCCTTGAGTACAACGCAGCGCTTGGTAACTTTGTTGCAGTCAAGCGCGACCTTGGGATGCGTGGCGTTTACGAAGCTGAAGCGGCAATCAAGAAGCGCCTTGGGAATCAGCTCGGTACTGACATTGTTCAGGGTTATTTGGAGGCCAAGCGTTCGATCAGCATCATGGATGAGCTGCGCGAGCGGACTGATGCGCTAGAGAGAGCCGAGCAAAATCTTGAGGCAATGGAAGCGATGATGGCGCCTCCAGAAGATATTGCCGAGGCCAAGAAAGCAGTCGATGATCTGAAGGTCGATCTGGAAGCAATCAACAGGGCCGCCTCCTCAGTCAACATGTCCGAAGAGGAGATGTATGAGTTTGCTGCGCTGGATGAAAAGCATCCTGAGCTGCGCACGCTTATGGATAACTGGACGGCGGTCAATCAAAACCTGCTGAGAGTCTGGCGTCAGGTCGGCCTAATATCTCAAGGTCGGTATGAAACTCTGTCTGCTATCAAGGACTATGTGCCTTGGTATCGGATCATGAATGACGACGAGGACATTCACTCTGCTGGGCAAGCTGTTCAGTCAACGACTCGGTCGCTGGTTAACATTGGCCGGGAGAAACTGTTCAAGAGCGGCCGTCCCCGCAATGTAGTGGATATCATCGCTACTGCTGGTCAACAGGACTTCAAGATCCAGCCGACCTCTGTGGTTAAGGTGAAGGTCAACGGCAAGCGGATTAGCCCAGACTTGGTGACGGCCACACCTCAAGGCGATGTCCGCATCAACATGGCTTTGGAAGCCGGCGACTTGGTGACGTTTGAAACCAACCGCGAGATCCAGAACATCATCGACAACATGACGCGCAACGTTATGCGTATGACGATGAACGGGATCCGGCAGTTTGCATCGAACAGGATCGTGCTTGAGTACGCTGTTCGTAACGCAGAAGGAAAGATCCGCGTCTATCCGTCAGTCAATCCAGAAGAGGGCAAGTTCAACTGGATGGTGAATGGCAAGAAGGTTGTTGTTCAGATTCAAGATCCGGTTGTCGTTGCCTCGATCTACGGGATGGAGAACATCAACCTCAGAATGTGGGCGCCGATGGCCGCGGTCGCCAACTTCACTCGGCGAGGGGTGACGCTGTCTGGCGTGTTCCAAGTGAAGCAGGTGTTCAAGGACGCTCCGACTGCCGCCCTGGTGACTGGCGTTCGCAATCCTATCGCTCTGATCGGTGGCGTTTGGAAAGGCTTCCTGACTAGCCTTATTCAGCCTGGGATGAAGAAAGCTGGCGTCAACGTTGATCCGGTGATTGACATCTTGAAAGCCGCTGGTATTGGTGGATTCCATAGCCCAGCTCGTACCCCGGAGGCCGAGATCAAGCGGCGCCTGGGGATCATGAATCGCAACGTGTATTCAGCGGTAATCAAAACGTTGGATCACATTGGCGACTCTTCCGATATGGCTCAGCGCGTTGGCGTCTACAAGCGCGTCATGGCTGAAACCGGCGATCAAACCCAGGCGCTGTATCAAGCAGCAAATGTCATTAACTTCATGCATCATGGCTCCGCTGGGTTTGCCCAAGCCGCGGTGAAGACAGTGCCATTTATTGGCGCCTGGATGAACTCGACTGATGTGCTTCTCAATAGCCTTCAGGGCGGCGGCCTTAAAGGCATGAGCCGCAAGAAAGCAATCGCTCGGTTGGCCGTTGCCGCGACTACGCTGTCTACTTTGACGATTCTTTATTGCATGTTGGCTGGCGGCGATCCTGAGTACGATGAGCTGGACGATCAAACTAAGCTGCGCAACATCATGATCCCTGGCACCAAGATCGTGATGCCGATCAACACCAGTGCCGCTCTTATCTTCAAGGCCATCCCTGAGCTGATCTACAACAAGATCACCAGAGATGGGACCAAGAATGAGAACGATGCGCGGCGTCTTCGTAGAGCGTTGGCAGAGTTTGCTCGCGATGCATTGCTTGGGCCTGAGCCGATTCCTGCTGGAGTCAAAACGCTTTTGGAGGTAGGGATCAACCACAGCTTCTTTACTGGTCGCCAGATCACTCCTCAGTCTGTTGAAGGAGTAGAGGCAGCGCAACAATACGTGGCCAGCACCTCAGAGCTTGGCAAGAAGCTCAGTGCCATGACGGCCATCCCAGGCACAAGTAAGCGCGCTCTGAACCCGATGGAGGCGGATCACATTGTTCGCGGATTGTTCGGAACGGCTGGCGCTATGGCTCAGTGGGTTAGCAACAGCATCGAAGCGTCTACTCGACCGGCCCCTTCTCCTCGCGAGATGCCCATCACCGGTTCGTTCAAGCGAGAGGAAGTGCCTCGCGGTAACGAAGACCTGTTCTATGACTTCAAAGAAATCGTCATGGAAAAACACGAAACTCTGAAAAAACTTATCGAGCGAGAAGACTACAAAGCCGCCGACAAATACATCGAGAAGCACGGCGACATTGATGGCATGTACGAATACATTAGCGAAACCGAAGAAGAGCTTAAAGAAATCAATTCAGAGATCAGAAGGTTGGGCGAATCGAAGGACAAAACCACGACTCCGCAAGCGCGCAGGAAAGAAATCGTAGAAATGCAAAGACTACGCAATGAGTTGTTGGCACCAATCAAAGAGCTGCGGGTAGAAACGTTTAAAAACGTGAGGCGCCAAGAAGCTCTTACCGAATAGGCAAGATCATGATCACGCACCGTCCGCCTCGATACACTTCTTGGCGGACGATGTGCAACTCATCGATCTGCCCATCGTCCTCGTAGCACCCGGCATGTTCGCAGGCATCTAGCAAAGCCTTCATCGGGTTATCGATATCCCGACGGCGTCGATCCGGTGGCCACATGGTCACATGCATCGATAGCCTGCCCTCCAAAGCAACGATCCCCTGGGCCGCGCACTCTTCTGCGACGGCCTTGCGGAACGCTTTGCCCTTGGCACCAATGAACCTAGCCGTGCCTCGCTGCAACCAGTAATTGTTAACGCTCGGAGGCCAGGGCAAGACAAGCTGGATCGGTTTCATTTTGTTACACATCAGATGAGATGGGGTGGGTACAACCTGTTGACATGGGCAATCTGTTCGTAGAGAATCGACGCTCGCACCAAGGAGCGCAAGTGAAACTCACAAACAAGTTTAACCTGCCACAGACGATAGTTAACGTCTTGAAGCGCCCAACCTACAGCAAGGGGCGGGCAAATATCTCGGCTACTGGGCTGATCAACAGCCCCAAGATTGTAGCTTTGACGGCCAAGCATGAGGCCGATCTTGAAGAAGATGTGGCTGATATGGTCTGGTCCCTGTTCGGGTCGGCGGTTCACACCGTCTTGGAACACGGCAAGGATGACACGCACCTGATCGAGGAGCGCATCCATATCGAGATCGAGGGCTGGCGCTTGAGCGGTGCCGTTGACCTTCAGATCAAGCACCCGGACGGATCGGTCAGCATCCGTGACTACAAAACGACCAGTGCCTGGGCGGTTATGAACGAGAAGGTTGAGTGGGAGTATCAGCTCAACATCTACGGATACCTGATCGAGAAGGTCAAGGGGACGCCGGTCAAGGATCTTGGCATCGTAGCCATCATCCGCGACTGGAGCAGACGGGACGCCGCCAACAAGGAAGGCTACCCCGAGGCTCCGATCAAGGAGCTGCCTATCAAGTTATGGCCGATGGAAGAGCGGGAGCGGTTTGTAATGGACCGCATCTCAAAACATTCGGCCTGCGAGTTTGCGATGGAGACCGGAGAGTCTCTGCCTGATTGCACACCAGAAGAGATGTGGGAAAAGCCCGCAGTCTTCGCGGTGCGCAAGGCAGGGAACGTTCGGGCGAAGTCGCTGCATCAAACCGAGGAGGAGGCAAAGCAAATGGCCGAGCAACTGGGCAAGGACTACGAAGTTGAAGTCCGTCCAGGCGAGCGGTCACGTTGCGCAAACTTCTGCTCGGTCAACACGTACTGCCAACAATGGCAGGAATATCAATCTAGGAGCAATCATGTCAGCAAATGACACACAAATCGGCGGCGACCACTACAAAACCAAAGCCGTTCAGCCGTGGGACTTCATTGTCAGCAACGGCCTGGGCTACTTGGAAGGCTGCGTCGTCAAGTATGTAAGCCGCCATTCGCTCAAGGGCGGTATTGAAGACCTGCAAAAGGCTCAGCATTACCTGTCTAAATTGATCGAGCTGCAAGAACCTCAAGAGCCGGCGAAGATTGTTGAGGTCAAGCCGCTGGAAGTCGAGCTGGTAGCGGTCAAGCCCATCGTTAAAACCCCGGCCAGCATTGTTGGCGTGCGCCGCCGTGGCCGTCCGCCCGGAGTTAAGAACAAACGTAGAGGTGCTAAATGACAGTTCTCGCTAAATTGATGGATGCTCGGGTCGCGTTGGGTCAGCGCGACCTGAAGAAGAGCGGGCGCAACAAGTTTGCTGATTACAGCTACTTTGAGTTGCAGGACTTTCTCCCTGCGACCATGTTGATCTTTCACCGATTGAAGCTTGCGAGCGTCGTGTCATTCACGCCGGAGATGGCCACGTTAACCATCACCGACACGGAAGACGGATCGGCAGTGACCATCAGCAGCCCCATGGCAGAAGCCAATCTGAAGGGATTGCATCCTATCCAGAACCTTGGGGCGGTGCAGTCATATCAGCGTCGGTACCTATGGCTGGCCGCCATGGAGATTGTTGAGCATGATCCGATTGATATTTCTGAGCCAAGCGAACCAAAGGAGGCCAAGCCCAAGGAAGTTAAGCCGGCGGAAGACAAGCCACGAACGATCGTTGGCCAACAAGGGGGCTGGCAGATCAAAGCATCTATCACTCCTAATTCAAGCGACTGGCTTGAGGCGGTTAAAGATGCGGTCGGGGTCACGCTTGTTATGGCCGAGAGTGCAGATGATGTGCTTCAAATCTTCAAGAAGAACAAGCAGCTATTTGACGCTGTCAAGGCCAAAGACCCCGTGTTCTTCAAAGACCTGATGGCGGATTTTTCTAGAACCAAAGCTCAGTTTACGGAGTGACTATGAGTACCTATGTACCTAAGCCCAATACGGGCACCCTTTGGCAAAACGACTACAAGAAGTCGCCCAATCACCCCGACCTCAAAGGCGATTTGTTTCTGGATCGGTCCTTCATCGAGGAGATGCTTGGCCAGTCCAATGATGACCTGATCAAGATTGCAGTGTCTTCATGGGAGGCAGAAAGCAATGGCCGCCGTCGCTTTTCGTTGAGCGCGTCAGCCCCGTTTGTGCGCGACGACTCCAAGCCTTCGTACTCCAAGCCCGCGCCCAAGCCCGCACCCAAGCCTGTTCAGAGGCCGGCAGATGATGAAGAAATTCCTTTCTGAGGAGGACGCCGTGAACTTTGGTGCAGTCGCCTTTCTTACTTGGGTCTTGGCATCATGGATCACCCATGTCGTTGTTTGTTTGGCAACGTCAGCCTGGGGGTTCTTGATTGCGGGGGCGCTTCTTTTTCCAATCGCCTGCGTTCATGGCACAGGCATTTGGTTTGGGTGGTGGTAGATGAATACGCTCCAGTTTGAAGCAGTCAAAGTTGCGCTCAAGCAGGATAAGACCGGATACGTTTTGACGCTTTGCCTGCAACCCGACGAGATTCCAGAGGAGCTTCTTCGGGATTGGGTCGGGGCGCGGTATCAGGTGGTGATGGTCCGACTGAACCAGCACGAAGAACCGATGAATCGGCAGGATGAATTTATCGGCGCTCAGGCAGTCAAGAGAGCCGGCATCCTGACTAACGATCCTGAGTTCTTAAAGTTCTTGGCGCACTTTGGACACATTGCTTACAACGATGTTGGGCTTGCGATTGAATGGTTCCGCGAATACTTGGGGATTCCCTCAAGAGCGGAGCTAAAAACCAATCAAGATGCCCGCCTCAAGCTGGAGCAAATCAACATGGAGTTTACAAAGTGGAAAAGAAAATGATCCCGTACTCCTTCTACCTACCGGAGGATACGCACGCAAAGCTCAAGGAGTTTGCCAAGGAACGAAAGGCATCTGCTTTGATTCGGGACGCCATCACCATGATCCTGGCTGGCAACGAAAGCTATGTGGCCGGCTACAACGCTGGCATCAAGGACGCGGTCCAAGTGATCTACGAATGCCCCGAGGCCCAGATGATTGCGATCAAAGGCAGGGACATGGGTGCCGTGCTATCTGATCGAGTTATGGGGCTGGCCAAATGATCGGTGAATTTGAAACGACCATCCGCGGCATCACGTGCATCATTCAAGTAACTGACTGGGAGCCGTATCGCCCGCCAATTTTGTCTGGCCCACCAGACAACTGGTGCCCAGAAGAAGGCGGTCATGGCGACTACATGATACTGACTCGCCGAGGCCGTCCAGCAAAATGGTTGGAGCGTCATATGACCTTGTCGGAAAACGAGCAACTTGACCTAGAGGTGTTTGAGTTTATGGAGCGGCCATGGCGGTGATCGATTATTCGGAACAAATAATTTCCATTAAACAGTTAGTCAAAAGCATGGAAGAGTTGATGATCAGGAAAGATTGGGATCAGGCTTCAGTCGAGGCTGTTCGCGCAATCACTGAGCTTAGGCTCATGAAGGCAAACATCGAGCTGCTGAAAGAGAACAACGGCATTCCTTATCAAACCAAGGATCAGGCATGACTCCGGGGATGTGGGTCACGCATAACGGCCGGCACGGTGTTGTGGATGTTGTTGGCACAGCGGGCTATGCAGTGGTTCGCTTCCCTTCTTCAAATGGCTTCCCGTTCCCAGCTCAAGAGGTTGTTCCGGTCAGCGAGCTGAAGAAGCACAAGAAGAAGAGTGTCGATACCGCCGACTATGAACCCGCGCCGTTCTAACTTAGACCCAACCAAGATTTTGATCTTGCGAGTGCTGGAAAAGAACGGAACACAAACCGTTCAGCAAGTGTGCGATGAAGTCGGAGTCGGACGAAGCAACATTGCCCGCGCACTGCATAATTTGTGGGATCGTAAGCTTGTGACTGTTACTTACAAGTCAGGCGGTAAAACTTACTGGAGGATAAGAGAATGCGGAGCAACAGATGAGCAAGACCGAAATGGAAAGGATTCTTGAGGTTTTGGAGTCCATGACCGCAGACCTAGATGCAGACTGCAAAGAGCCAGGGTGCCCGGACTGCGCTCAGTGGCGCCCGGTTTGGGATCTCATGGAGCAGCTACGTGATGCGCTGGGTAAGGAACAGGCATATGCGACATATACCGATGCGCTATCAAAGCACAGGCAGTTCACTCATGCAGAGGGATGCTGGAGCTGGGGGCCGGCGCATTATGCGTGCGCTTGTCGTGAGCTTGCCAAGGCGAAGGGGTGGGCAAAATGAACCTTTTGAAATTTATAAATTCTTCGTCAGTCGTAAAACACACCCCCCAACAGAAGTTTATTCGCGCCAGTAGTTTTGTTTTGGATGACGAGGAAATAGCTGACTCTGCCACGAAGGCCATGTTATTGGTAATGAACAATCACCAAAGATCAGCAACTAATACTAAGACTTTGAGGATAGAAGATTACGCGCCGCTAGTGGACTACGGGGTTCGGTTTCCTTGGAAAGATCGGATTACGCTTTTGGGCCAAATAGATACGGTGAACGACGAGATACCGTATAACGCAGTAGTCCACATGCCTAGTCCTGCTCGGGGGATATATGCAAGCGCGGTATACGCGCAAAAAGTACAGGCTGGTTTTGCAAAGAAACACAGGGCGCTTTCAGGTGTTAGTCATGTTTTTAGAGTTGGTATGTATCTTGGTTATGAATCCCTTTCTAAGTCTGTTGTAGCAGATTCCAAAGGCGAGATGGAAACTATAGTTCAACCGGCTTTTGCAGGTATCTTTCCTGATGGCACTTGTGTTGGGTGTTCGCTTAACGGCGTACCGTCCATGTACCCCGCCCTGCTCCTTTCCTATGTGGTTGGCCTACATAACGACAGGCGTTACTTTTGGGAAGTGCAAGCAACGGAAGAGTTTTGGGAAAATTATCCCGCAAGGGCCATGTTCTCAATTGATGAGGAATACATAAAAAGTTTGTTCTATGCCCGGTCGGTTCCCCTCACTAACTCTGGGAGGTTGCGTCCTATATTGCATTGGGTCAAAGCACACAAGCGGCGACTTAAAGAAGGAGTCGATATCGACATCAACAAGCACATGCGCGGTATAGATTCATTCGTAATGCACGACGTTAGGTTTTCGATCACACAGCCGCGAAAGAAAAGGGAAGAGGGATGAGTGAATACGCCGATAACCTACGCAAAGCTATTATCAATACTGGAAAGAGATTTGCAGAAAATGCTAGAGCGGCAACAAAAGTCAGATTGGATGGAAGAACAATGAACCGCGACGACATTGACACGCTATGGCAACAAGCACTGACCGAATCTATAAAAGCCGGCGAGCAATTTACCCGGTATCACTTCGCTAATCTTGTCGCCGCTGCTGAACGTGAGGCGTGTGCAAATGTTGTGGAGCAAACAGGCATTGAAGGACACGGGACGCTTGCCGCTGCGGTGATGATTCGCGCAAGGGGAAGGGGATGAAAGGCCCGGCAACTAACCCCCCCGTGTACACCGGCCCGGTCCTTCCGCCCGAGGATCAGCACAAGATCCTTCAGAGTAATTACTACAGAGTTACTCCCCTATCCCACAACCTTGGGCACCCCATCCATCCCGTTTTCAAAGAGTGCAACCTGCGCGTGGACTTTGGGCTGGATGGCGGGATCTACAAAGTGGAGTGGAGTAACGTGCCTATTAAAACCGGGAAGGAATGAGGCTATCCCCTGCCCAGGCCTTTATGTTGCAAACACTTGAGAACGGTTGCGAATGGGGGGCTATTTTCAGTGGCAAACGAGGGGCCGGCGGGACCTATTGGTCATTGGTGCGCCGCGGTCTGATTGATGCTAACCAATTAACGCCAGAAGGCAGGAAAGCACTTGAACTTTTCCACGACAAATCAAGATGGAATTTACAAAATGGAGTGGAGTAACGAATCGCTATGACATACAGCAAACGACTAGGCAAACCCAAGCCCCTGCGGCAGATCGTCCTTGAGATGGTCGCTAAAGAAGAACTTTCGATTGATGCAGCGGCTGCGAAGCTTCACCTACCGCGCGATAAGGTGCGGCTTGCAATGGAGAAGTTAGTAGAAAGGCGAGTTGTTGCCCGTGTCGGCAGAACTGCGGGCAATCGGTATATTTATAAAGCAGTAGGGGAAATCCCCCTGCCCCCTAAACTCAAGACCGATCCCGCTGCGGCGTGGATGTTCAACAAAGTACTAAGATAAGAAATGTTCCAACAAGACCCGCGGCCATCACCCGAAAGTGTTAAGTGCACAATCTTCAAACAGTGCGAACGTAAGTGCGACAAGTGCAAACCGTGTCGAGATTTTAAGAAGATTGTGTCGCAGATCGATTTGGATGCGAGGAGCAAGTACAGCATGATGGCTCCGCGGGAGTGGAACGAACGGTAAATTGACTGAGAAGGATGGGTCGGCGATCATATCGATATGCCGCCCAAGATAAGCTTAAGGAAGTACGAGTATAAATATTCCGACGATGACAAAAAGCCAGACCGTGATGTAAAGGACTCCAAAGACAAGTCCGAGAAGAAAGATGGATAAGATCCTGCATCTGTTAGTTGGCATGGCACTGGCGGCGAACCCGTTAGAGAAACCCGAAACAGCTCTCATGGTAGCCATAACAGCCGCGGTTGCGAAAGAGATTTACGACAGTAAACATCGAAACAAGCACACTCCTGACCCGCGGGATGCCTTGGCAACCATTGCCGGGGGAGTGATCGTGTTCGCCTACAGGATCGAGTTTTGAACAGCAAGAATCTGACCGCCGCGGATCGCGAGCATCTGGCCGCGGTGAAGTCTTTGCCGTGCGGGGTCTGCGGCCAAGCAGGGCCATCAGATGCTCATCACATCGAGCAGGGACTCCACCGGCTGTGCATCCCGCTCTGTAAGGACTGCCACCAGGGTAGCCACAATGGGATCCATGGCCGCCGCCATATGTGGTCGATCACCAAGAAGACTGAGCTATCAGTGCTGGACGATACGATCAAGAAGCTGGTATGATTCTTCTGTCTCCTCTCTCCTCTCCTGAGAGATTTAACCCCCACCTCCGGGGGTTTTTTTTCGCTTGACGCAGACGCAGCGCCGTGATCCAATGGTGCCGTTGGCGTGGAAGCCAAAAGAGCCGCTTAGCCAGATCCCGACCCCGAGAGGGGTGGCATTCTCGAAAGAGAGTGTTCTTCCACCGGGGTCTGACTTAGCGGCTTTTTTGTTTCTGTGCCAACCGGACTCCGCCCGTTAGCAGCGCACTTGAATCGGTGGCTCGGAAGAAAAGACACGCTCTGCTCGACACCCCGGCAGTAGCGTCCTGGCCTGTCAGTGAGGGACCAGGGTAGTCGGTGGGACCAAGGGTGGCCGTACCAAGCCCGCCGATGAACGAATCGCTGCCTCCAAGGTTGACTGGGATCTGGCCCGTGTGGTCAGGTCTGGGTCGGGGAAGGGCCCGAGTCCACCCCTTGGAGATTTTAGAGCCTGATGTGTCATGACATGACTGACAACGTACTCGACTGGTGATATCATGAGTAACACTGTTACTGGAGGAACTATGAACATCGAACTAACGAAGATCCGTCTAGACGGGGAGACTCAAGCCCGCGTCGAGCTGAACACTGCCAAGGTTGCTCAGTACGCTGAGCATATGGAGGAGGGCGACGACTTCCCCCCCATTATTGTTTTCCACGACGGCAGTCACTATTGGTTAGCGGATGGCTTCCACCGCTGGCACGCAGCGAAGATGGCATGGCTTTCTGTCATCGGTGCAGATGTTCGTACTGGGACGGTCCAGGATGCCCAGCTTTTCTCTTTTGGGGCGAATGCGAAGCGCGGCTTGCCGACTACGCCAGAGGACAACAAAGCCATCGTACTGAGGATGTTTGAGCATCCTCTTTCAAAGGACTGGACTAACGCTGCAATTGCTAGGCACGTTGGCCTGTCAAAGATGACGGTCGGGCGCATCAAAGCGAGTTTGCAGATCGCTGAGCCGGTCGCGAAGGTTATCAAGAACGCCGGCAAAAGCTACGAGGTTAAGACGGAGAGCTTGTCGCGGAAGCAAGCCAAGCCAGCCAAAGAAGAGCAGATCGAAGAGCATGAGCCGGTTCAAGAATCTAATGAGCTGGCCGACACGATCAACGAGCTGGTCGCCGAGAATCAAAAGCTGCGGGACGCCGTTGCGGTTGGGCAGTGGGATGCCAGCGAGATCGAGAAGATCGATGTGCAGGATACGATCAACGAGCTGCGCGAGCATGTGCGCCTGCTGGAGATCGACAATGCCGCCCTGAGAGACTCTCGGGACATGTTCCAGGCTCGCAATGCTGAGCTGATGGGCACTGTGAAAGTCTTGCAGGCAAAGATCAAGAAGCTGGAGGGGTAACTTTGGACAGGTTGGACAGGATTTTCGCTTTTTTGGGCAAAGTCCAAAATATTAAATCTCTCATACGAGAAATAGGTAAAACACCTTACATCCTGTCCAACCTGTCCAAAAAGGAGGAACTATGGAACTTCAGTTGAGAGAACACCAAACCAAGGTGATTGAAGCCCTGCGGGAGGGCTTCAGGCTGGGCCATCAGGCTCAGCTTTTGTACGCCCCGACTGGCTTTGGGAAGACCGAGGTGGCCATTGCGTTGATGGCCGCGGTCAAGGACAAGTACAAGAAGGCCGCCATGGTCTTGGACAGGCTTGTGCTGGTGGATCAGACCAGCATGAGGCTTTCAAAGTATCACCTGAGCCATGGCGTCTTCCAGTCCGGCCATTGGAAGTTCGACCCGAAAGAGCGGCTCCAGGTGTGCAGCGCACAGACTCTTGAGCGCAGGGACAAGTTCCCCGAGGTCGATCTGCTGATCATCGATGAGTGCCATATCGCTCGCAAGCAGACCATCGAGTTCATCAAGAAGCATCCCGAGATCAAAGTCGTTGGTCTGACTGCCACGCCGTTTACGAAGGGCCTGGGCGACGTTTATAAGCACGTTGTCTGCGGAGCGACCAATGAGTGGCTGGTCAAGAACAACTGGCTGACACCGCTCAAGGTGTACATAGCCAAAGAGATCGACATGTCTGGGGCGAGGAAGATCGCCGGGGAGTGGTCGCCGGATGTTGTTCAAGAGCGCGGCATGAAGATCACGGGTGACATTGTCGAAGAGTGGATCAAGAAGACGCATGAGATTTACGGCAAGCCGGAGAAGACGATTGTGTTCTGTGCTGGCGTGGCTCATGGCGCCGATCTGGTCGAGCAGTTTGCCCGCAAGGGGTACAACTTTGTGTCGATCAGTTACAAGGACGACGATCAGTTCAAGCGGGATGCGATTGAGGAATTCGCCAAGCCGGATACGACAATCCATGGCCTGATCGCTACTGACATTCTGACCCGCGGCTTTGACGTTGCGGACGTAAAGATCGGCGTATCAGCCCGTCCGTTCTCTAAGTCCCTGTCGAGTCATGTCCAGCAGATGGGGCGCGTCATGCGTCCTCACCCATCCAAGCAGTTTGCCGTATGGCTGGATCATGGGGGAAACTATCTCCGTTTCATGGAAGACTGGGATGACCTGTACGAGGGCGGCGTCCAGGAGCTTGATCAGAAGATCGAGAAGGCGAAGAAAGAGCCTACCGACCTAGTCAAGTCCGAGTCCAAGTGCCCGAGCTGCGGTTTTCTCTGGCCAAAGGGTGCGCAGAGTTGCCCGTCATGCGGCCATGTGCGCCAGCGTAAGAGTCAGGTCGAGTCTGTTGCCGGCGAGATGCAGGAGCTGACAACAAACAAGAACAAGCTGAACAAGCAGGACTTTTACTCTGAGCTGCTGTTCTTTGCCAAGGAGCGCGGGTACAACCTGAACTGGGCGGCGCATAAGTACCGTGAGAAGTTTGGAGTGTGGCCAAGGGGTTTGCAGGAGACTCCGCAGCCATACACGCTGGTCACTGCCAATTGGATTCGCTCGCGAAACATTGCCTGGGCGAAGGCCCGGAACCGCATTGGGGCCGGATAAAAAGCGGCAATAAGTAATTCGCCAAAAGCGGCAATAAGTAATTATTTGGCCAGTTTTTGCATGTTTTTGGCCGTTTCGAGGGGGTTTTGATGCGTTTTGAAGACTTTGCCCGTTTGCATGGTTTGCGCATGACTTCAGTGGTTGTAGGTAAGTGGATGGCCGTCCCGACAGAAGATCATCCTCGCAAAAGGAACGGCAGGTACAAGTACCTGGGGGACGTCGGCTGGGTGCAGAACTGGGCAACCATGACAAGCCCTGAGATGTGGCGCAGCGATGAAGAGCGTGCGCCTGGGGTTCAACGCATCATTCAGACCATCGACAGGGAGCGGATCGAGGCAGCAAAGAGAGCCGCGGAGAAGGCCGCCTACATCCTTGCCCACTCAGTGCCTGGGACGCATCCCTATCTCGAAAAGAAGGGATTCAAGGATGAGGTCGGGCAAATCTACAACGGTCTGCTAGTCATCCCAATGAGACTCGGGTCGCGGCTGGCCGGGTGCCAGCTCATCAGTAACGAAGGGGACAAGAAGTTCCTGCAAGGACAGACGACCAAGGGCGCAGCGTTCGTGATTGACGCACGGGGTGTACCCGTTTTCTGCGAGGGCTATGCGACAGGGCTGAGCATCCGCGCCGTCATGCAGGCCATGAAAATCAAGGCCACGATCTACGTCTGTTTCTCCGCAGGGAACCTGAAGAACGTAGCGGGCAACGTCCAAGGGGGGATCGTCGTGGCAGACAACGATCCGAACCATACCGGGAAACTCGCGGCTGAACAGACCGGCAAACCTCATTGGCTCTCGGAGACAGTGGGCGAAGACTTCAATGATTACCATCTCCGAGTCGGCCTTTTCAAAGCGATGGCTTCATTGAAGCCAGTCGTGACCGGCGCATCAGGCGCAGGAACTTCGCCTCGATCTGCCGAACCCTCTCGCGAGTGACGCCTGCGAGCTGGCCGGCATCCTCCAGGGTGGCCCCTTTTACGCGAGCCGAGAGCAGCTCGTAGTACCGAATGCGGCTACCGATTGAAACCCGATGCCCATAGAGTTTGCTGAACTCCTCAAACGACGGGAAGTCGACCAGCAGGATCGGGTTATCGGGGTGTCCCGTCAAAAGGGGGACACGCCCCCCGTACATCTTCAGGTTGTTCAAACACTCCTCCGCTCGGTGTCAAGCTTCCGAAAGTACTCCCATTTTGCCAAGAACTCAGGTGTCTCGCTGGGCGGCACCCAGCCGTGTTGTTTCCATGTCCGCTGAACGTCGGTCGTTTTAAAGTAAACGGTCAGCTCTTCGTCCACGATGGTGACTGTAAAAGGATCCATGACTACCTCAAAGGGTGAAAAGGAACACAACAACAAGCCAGAACGCCAGCCCCAGGCCGGCACCTAACAGCAGACCCTTCCACAGGGCAATATCCTCTTCGTACATTGTCTTCTCCTATGGGGCAAGATTGCCCGCACAACCCCCGCGTACAGGGGCTGTACGTGAACCCTTACCATGCGCCTCCGTGGCGCTTTGAATCCTCGTTGCTGTCTGAATTGCCGTCGCTCTCGGGCGCGCCGGGCACCCAGACCCATGCCTGGACCCAGTACCCGTTTTCGGTCACGCTGATGCGCGAGTTGTCGTCGATTTCAAGCGCGTCACTCTCGTATAACTTCCGGGCGCGCTCGACCAGGGCGCTAGCATCGTGAGTCATGCGGGCCTCCGGGCGTCGATGACCGCATTCATGTCTTCGGCCGCCTGGGCGTGCTGCCCCCGCTTGTACTTTTTGCCCGTAACCTCCTCGGCCATCTGAAGCATATAGGTCGGGGTGACGCTGCGGGACGGGCGCATCCCGGTCTTTGCGTACAGGCTCAGGGCCTGCCGCAGGACAATCAGACGGTACAGGGCGATTGATTCGGGGCCGGTGACGGAAAAACCTCCGCCAGGGTGCGCGACTATGCTCATAATGCCTCCAGGGGCCAGGGGTTATGGTCGGAAAAGGAATCCGCAGCAGACCGATACAGGGTTGCAGAAGTGTTATCGATGACCGCATGCCGGCCGTCGGACAGTTGAACAATGTCGACGTATCCGAATCCGGTCAGGTCTTCCAGCTCGACAGTCAGCACGCCAACCCCATCGGAATCGGGCAAAACCCATGCCCCTTCCGGTCGGCCATGGTGCATGACGACGAGCTGGCCGTCGGTCACGGTGTAGTCGATGCTAGACATTGCAGCACCCGCAGCATGGCGCGTCTTCGCATCGGCCGGCCTTGTTCCGGTACAGCTCTTTGCCGGACGACAAGCGCCAAATATGGGAGATGTACCGATCATCGTCGCGTGTCGCTGGCGTGCTTAGCGTGGCGTGCGCGTAACGGTTGCGACCGACCGATACAATCGGGTCGCCTATTTTGATAGGGGTGCCAGTGCGGGCGCACTGACCAGGGTAACGTGCTGCGAATGGCATGATGTTCTCCCAGGTGATGGGGTTACAGGCTCGCCAGCAGAGCCTCGGCCTGCGAGATAACCCCCGCGACCTCGACCCGGCACCAATCAAACCCGAATCCCTCGGGCAGGGTTGTTGATCCCTCGGGCAGGCGGCCGCCGCGCAATTGCGCGACGTACAGAACATCACCCGCTTGCAGGGTGACGCTTGCCCGATTGAACGGGACACCGAGAACCTGCGCGGTGTCGGCATGGCCGACAACAGACCACAACCCTGACAGCTCGGGGCGCTCGCACGGGGTCACCCGCACTGTACGCAGCAAGTGCCTGGGCACCATGCCGAGCGAAAAAGCGTTACTGATGAATTGCATAATGTTCTCCAGGTGGGCAGGATTGCCCGCACAGAACCGCACGCGGCCCTGTACGTGCGACCCTATCACTGCACGGTGATGGGGATGACCCGCCGGGCGCGGGCGTCTGCAAGCTTTGCACGGGTGCCGTGGGCACGGAATCCGATGATCACGGAGCGATCCGCCCTGGCGCATAGCCCGCAGGTCGCGCATGTAACGTCCTCCCGTGTCTGAGCGGGGCAGACGACAATTCGCCGGCCCCCAGGCGTGGCGCTTTTCTCCGGGCTATCGGTCGGCACAATGCAAACGACGGGCAGCCCATGAGCGGCCAGTGCGTCAGCTTCGCCGGCATCATCCGCCGACAGATTGACCGTAAAACCCCAGTCGGTCGCATGCTTTGCCCATTTGATCGCGTCGGGGCTTTTCTTGTGCGTGTATGTGAAGCCACGCTTGCCCCTGTTTGCCCAGACGATATGCCCCAGGGCCACGGGATCGACCGCCTCACCTTCGCCGGGGAGGTCGCCCGCGATATTGAAGCGCCACAATTGATTGTCGGGTAACGCTGCGACCCGCTCGCAAAGCATTGCCAGCTCGGCGCCGCGTTGGGCTACCTTGTCCCAGGCGAGGCGCGTATAAAAATCCTCCGCGTAACAGTCTGACCGGTAGTGCGGGCAGGACGGCGGGCAGGTGCTGCGCTCAGAGTAGACCACCGGGATCGGGCCGGTTTTGCGGTTCGATGACCGCTCGACGTAGTGGTACAGCATGGGTGTTACTCCTGGCTCACGCGCACGCGGGCGCGATTGTTGATCGTTTGCAGCACTGCGTATCGTGCAGCCCTAAACGGTCGACCGTCTGAATAAACAAACCCGTCATGCATATATGGGTCATATGTGATGCGGGCATCGCAAGTTGGCAGGTCGAGCGTCATCCCGACAGAATCGCGCAGGTCAACGACCCCGATTAGTCCGGCGTGCACATTCTTGCGATTCTCGCGGCGCACTCGCTCGCGACCGGCGGCCGACACTTTAGGCGCGACGGCGGCCAGGGTCAGCAGGGATGCGTGAGCGATGACGCGGCCGGCATTGTGTCCACGCATTGCGCGCAGGGACCAGCAGGCGCGGCGCAGGTTCCAGTAAACGAAAACGGGAGGCTCGCACCCGTCGTAGGTGTCAAGTGTGAGCCGGTCGATGCCGGCCTGGGTGAGTGTGAGCATGGTCAGGCTCCGACCGTCGATTGAGGCCAGCAGAAAAAGTACCCGAGCTTCGTGCCGCCATAGGCCATGGTCTGATAGGGCAGCGGATGATCGAATTGTTCGGCGATCAGTGCCTGGGCGACCGCAAAATGTGCCAGGACGTCGGACTGTGCGTCCGAGTCATACGCTCGGATGATGCGGTGCCCGTTGCAGGTGAACGCACAAATACGGCGCGGGCGCGTGTTCGACGCGGGAATAACTTTGGTTTCGATGCCAATCATGGTCTTGTCCCATGGTGAACCGGTAGCGGGCCGGCGTTGCTCATCAGTGCTGGTGCTGCCAGCAGACCCCCGTAGGGGTTTCGCGTACTAGGCTTGGTTGGCATCGCGCCAATTGCAGGCTTCGGTCATGTTCTTAAACCGGCGGACTGTGAGATTCGACCGGCCCGCTTCCTCTGCCCATTCTCGCAAGTCGGTCAGGGTGCGCTCCGCTTCCGATTTCGTGGTGAACCGGCCGCCACCCAAAAATCCGACATGGCCGCGTCGGTTGGTGTAGGTAATGACGTAAATCATGCTTTACTCCAGCGGGGCAGGCTGCGAATCCACATTGCGTGCATGTGGTTTTCTTTGATTCGGTACTCGATGCCCGCGCATGACAAGGCGCGCATCAAGACGCCGGCGTCGCAGTCTTCCTCGAGCCATGCGCGATCCGGCCCACGGTATGAGTACTCGGTGATCTCACTCGCGATCCCGAGCCGGTCGAGCATGTCATAGTCGACCCCGATCCAACCGTGGCCGGAGTCTTGAACATAATCGAGCGTGAGCGGTTGCGTAGCGCGGGCGATTGCCCGGAGCGCCTGCGAGTACTCGGGCCAATTCTCTACCGGCCGCGCCACGGTCGCCATGGCGTCGGTCAGAGCGCGAAGCGCGGCCAGCATGGTAGGTGCTGCGGCCATCATGGCCAGGGTATCGGCGAAATTGGTTTCTGCCGTGGTGTGAGCGGGCGCGGATACGTCGGCAACGGTTGATCCGTCGCGTTCAACAATGGCGGCGCGGGTGGCGTCGGGTGAAATGTCGTAGTACCACATTGGTCAATTCTCCGTGTTGAGGTTGTAAGCGTCGGCAGCACGGATGCTTTCCATGTGCTTAGCGGCTGCGCGGTTGCAGTCGGCCTGGGCGGTAGCGTCGAGTTGATCCCAGGTCCGAATGAGCGCGTAACGGTCCCATTGTGCGTCGGGTGTCTCGCAAAACTCACGAGGGGGCGCGTTGGCGACTATGTGCCATAGGGCACGGTAGGTTTCATCGGAGACGGACAGACACTCGGCTACGGCGTCGGGTGTCCAGAATCTAAACAGGTCGTCGGGTTCGATGATCATGAGTTGCTCCAGGTAGCGAAGAGGCGGGTTCCGGCGTGTGGCGTGTTGCGCACAGTGCGCAGCTTGCTGAACCAGCTGGGGGCGTTGGTGAAGTCATACCGCCCAGGGCGGGTGTCCAGTTCGATGAACAGGTCGCCGACCGAATAGCCCTTCGGGGCTTTTGCTGCGCGGAAAGTGTCGATGATCTGTTCTGAGTAAATCGCGAAGTCGGTCGATTCGATAGCCGCCAAGGCGTCGCGTACCTTCCAGCACGCGGTGGTGAATGCTTTGCTCTGTGCCATGTGTGCCTCTGTGTGTGTTCGTTTCGGGGTGCTGCGCTACCAGCATGGGCGCATGGGGGTTGCATGTCAAGCGTTCATGCGTTCCGAAAATAGCGCGAAGCGCAAAAGTGCGGGTAGAATTCACACTTATTCACATACCCATTACGTACCCGCGATGAAGCTGACACGGAAACAAACGAGGGAAGCACTCGCATCCGTTCCCATGGATACTTTGCTGCTAGGGGTGCAAGGGGCGAAGCAAACGAAGCTCACGCCCAGGGAGCGAAGGTTCGCTGAGAGTGTCGCCATGGGCAAGAGCAAGGCGGCCGCATACCGGGATGCGGTGCCACACAGTGTGGCCAAACCGGAGACACAGAGCCGGCGCGGCCAGGAGCTGGCGAAGAGCGGCGCAGTGCAGGCGCAGATCGACGCCCTGGTGCTGGCTCAGGAGGCGGCGAGGCATTCATCCCCTGCCGCCCTACGTGCCCTGGTCATCCAACAGCTGACGGAGCATGCCATCAATCCCGACGTCCAACCGGCCCAGCGACTGCGTGCGCTGGAGCTGCTCGGCAAAGTAACGGAAGTCGCGGCCTTTACTGAACGGCGCGAAGTGATCAAGACGACCGATGCAGGGCAGGCACGCACGCAGCTGCTCGACAGTCTACGTTCAGCGCTCAGAGCGGGCGCAACGGATGCAGCTGTAACCCAGCCTAGCCTAGGTGCGACCAACCCTACCCCGCCCGCCACGGGCCAGGGTCCGAGCGTCGAGGGGCCAGGGTACAGCGTATCGCTAGCCGGGCTGCGCGTGCCGCAGCTGGCGCGCGTGCTATGTAATGTGCAGGGCGATGCGCACCAGGGCGACGGTACTGCCCAGGGCGTTGCGAGCGCCGCGGGCGATGGGGCCGGCACGGGCACCCCCCTGGATCGGCCGCGTGCCTGTGCCCCCACCTTGCTTAGCAATCCAGACATCCGATCCATCCTTCCTGACGAACCACCCCCCATCCCTTTTCCAAACGCAGAGGGGGAGGGGGTATAAATTTCTGAAATCCGCGTTACTCAATTCCATCAGTAACATGTGTTACTGATGCTTATCCACAGGGTTATCCACAGAGTTATCCACAGGCAAGTAACATGACGCCCGCGCAAAGAGAGATTTACGTAGTGATTGATGAGTGGTGGAAGAAGTTTGGCTTCGGTCCTTCTGTGGACGATGTGATGTTTGTTACTGGGGAAAAGGGACGGGGGAATGTATCTAGGAAGATGTGGGCGTTGGTGGAGTTAGGAATATGTAAGGGGACGCCTAAGAAATCGCGTACCATTCGGCCGTCGTACTTGAAGGTTAGAGACATCATCTGATGAAGGATGAGCTGCTGGAGTTGCTGGCGAATATGACTGATGCTCAGTTGAGTACGGTCATTGAGCGTTTGCCTGATGGGCAGAAGGAGCATCTGGCGATCATTGCCCAGGAGTACGGAGAGGCTTTGCGGCGGGAGCGTGGCCAGCAGCACTTCATGGATTTTGTGAAGACTATGTGGCCGAACTTTATCGGGGGCCGACACCATGAAATCATGGCGAAGGCTTTTGAAAGGGTTGCTAAGGGTGAGTTAAAGAGGCTGATTATCAATATGCCTCCGCGGCATACGAAGTCGGAGTTTGCCTCGTACTTATTGCCGGCGTGGTTTTTAGGAAAGTTTCCCCATAAAAAGATTATTCAATCTTCTAATACAGCGGAACTGGCTGTTGGTTTCGGCCGTAAGGTTAGAAACTTGGTTGATGGGGAGCTTTACTCCAAGGTCTTTCCTAATGTGGCTCTGCGTCATGATTCAAAGGCGGCAGGGCGGTGGTCTACTAATTCTAATGGCGAGTATTTCGCTATTGGCGTTGGGGGTACTGTCACTGGTAAGGGTGCTGACCTTTTGATTATTGATGACCCGCATTCAGAGCAAGAGGCTAAGTTAGCCGAGTCTGATCCGACGGTCTTTGATTCTGTTTATGAGTGGTATACGTCCGGTCCGCGGCAGCGTTTGCAGCCTGGAGGGGCGATTGTTGTTGTGATGACGCGCTGGTCAAAGCGTGATTTGACTGGACGGGTACTTAAAGATTCATCGCAACGAGGTGGAGATGAGTGGGAGCTGATCGAGTTTCCTGCGATCCTGCCCTCAAACAAACCCCTATGGCCCGAGTTTTGGTCTTATGAGGAGCTGGATGCCCTACGGGTTGAGCTTCCCAATTCCAAATGGCAGGCCCAGTATCAACAAGATCCCACCTCTGAAGGCGGCGCTATTGTTAAGCGCGAGTGGTGGAAGATATGGGAGGAGGATAGACCTCCCCCGTGTGAATTTATTATTCAGTCTTGGGATACTGCGTTTTTAAAAAGCGAACGCGCTGACTATTCGGCTTGTACTACGTGGGGTGTATTTAATTCCACAGATGATTCTGGTCGGCCGCAGAATAATATTATTCTCTTGAATGCTTTTAAAAAGCGCATGGAGTTTCCCGAACTAAAACAGCGCGCTTATCAAGAGTTTAAAGAGTGGGAAGTAGATAGTTTAATTGTTGAAGCTAAAGCCGCTGGTTCGCCATTGATATTTGAATTGCGGGCAATGGGTATTCCAGTGCAGGAGTTTACTCCAACTAAAGGCAACGATAAGATCGCGAGATTAAATGCCGTGGCCGATATATTTGCATCCGGCATGGTTTGGGTTCCTAATACTCATTGGGCAGAAGAGTTGATAGAAGAGGTTGCGGCGTTCCCCGCGGGGGATCATGATGACCTTGTTGACTCCATGACCCAGGCGTTGCTGCGTTATCGCAAGGGCGGGTTTATTCGTTTGGCATCAGATGAAGATGACGAGCCTGTCTATAGGCAAAAGCGGGCATATTATTAACAAAAAGGTTAGATATGAGCATTGATAAGATTTTGTCCCCAGACGGTATTGCGGCCGAACCGATTGAGATCGAGATCGAGAATCCCGACTCGGTAAGTATTGGCATGGGCGATTTAGAAATTGTCCTGACGCCTGACGACATTGAGAGCGATTTCGACTCCAACCTCGCTGAAGAGATGGATGAGGGGGATCTGGATTCGATTGCCAATGAGCTTTTAAGTGATTACGCAGACGATTTGTCTAGCCGTAAGGACTGGATCCAGACGTATGTGGACGGTCTAGAGCTGCTTGGTCTAAAGATTGAGGAGAGGACTGAGCCGTGGGAGGGTGCCTGCGGTGTGTTTCACCCCATGCTCTCAGAGGCGTTGGTTAAGTTCCAAGCCGAAACGATGATGAGCATCTTCCCCGCGGCCGGTCCGGTGAAGACTAAAGTCATTGGCAAGGAGACTCCGGCCAAGAAAGACGCTGCCGAGCGGGTTCGTGAGGATATGAACCACCAGCTCACTGATGTGATGACCGAGTACCGGCCCGAGCATGAGCGCATGTTGTGGGGCCTGGGGCTTGCTGGTAACGCTTTTAAGAAGGTGTACTACGACCCGACGATGCAGCGTCAGGTTTCGATGTACGTGCCTGCCGAGGATGTCGTTGTTCCCTACGGAGCGAGCGATCTGGCCTCCTCCCCGCGGGTCACGCATGTCATGCGCAAGACCGAGAACGATCTTCGCCGGCTCCAGATTGCTGGGTTTTACCGAGATATCGACCTTGGCGAACCCAATAATGTCCTAGATGAGGTCGAGCAAAAGATCGCCGAGCGGCTTGGGTTCCGAGCGACTTCGGATGACCGTTACAAGCTCTTGGAGATGCATGTCGAGCTAGATCTCCCTGGCTATGAAGATGAAGACGGCCTGAAGCTGCCTTACATCGTTACGATTGAGAAAGGATCTTCAAAGGTTTTAGCGATTCGCCGTAACTGGCAACCTGACGATGACACGTATACCAAGCGCGCACACTTGGTTCACTACGGCTACATCCCCGGATTTGGCTTTTATTGCTTTGGCCTGATCCACCTGATCGGCGCCTACGCAAAGAGCGGCACCTCACTGCTGCGTCAGTTGGTTGATGCCGGCACGCTGAGCAATCTTCCCGGCGGGTTTAAGGCAAGGGGCATGAGGGTCAAGGGGGATGACACCCCGATTAGCCCCGGTGAGTGGCGAGATGTTGACGTTCCTTCGGGGACGATCAAGGACAACTTGCTGCCGCTTCCATATAAGGAGCCGAGCCAGACTTTGGCTGGGCTGATGGACAAGATCATTGAAGAGGGTCGCCGATTCGCCAATACGGCCGACCTTCAGATCAGTGATATGTCCTCCCAGGCTCCGGTTGGTACCACTCTGGCCATCCTTGAGCGCACGCTCAAAACGATGAGTGCTGTACAAGCAAGGATCCATTACTCGATGAAGCAAGAGCTTGTGCTTTTGCGAGACATCATTAGGGATTACACCCCAGAGGATTACACCTACGAGCCGAATGCCGGGAATCGGTCAGCCAAAAAGTCTGACTATGACGACGTAGATGTGATTCCTGTGAGCGATCCGAACGCGGCCACCATGGCGCAGAAGATTGTTCAGTACCAAGCAGTGTTCCAATTGGCCCAGCAGTCGCCTCAGTTGTACAACATGCCGCTGCTGCACCGGCAAATGTTGGACGTTTTGGGGGTTAAAGACGCTGACCGACTGGTTCCGATGGATGAGGATCAAAAGCCGACCGATCCAGTATCTGAGAACCAGAATGTACTGATGATGAAGCCTGTTAAGGCGTTCGCTTATCAGGATCATCAGGCTCATATCATGGTTCATATGTCGGCTATGCAGGATCCTAAGATCCAGCAACTGCTGCAAAACAACCCGATGGCTCAGCAACTCTCGGCCGCAATGATGGCTCACATCAATGAGCATCTTGGCTTTGAGTATCGCAAGCAAATCGAGCAAAACCTTGGGTTTTCCCTGCCTCCGCAGAAAGACGAATCGGGCGAAGACCTCCCGATGGACCCGCAAGTCGAGGCTCAACTGGCCCCTGTCCTGGCCCAGGCAGCTCAAAGACTGCTTGCCAACAACCAGCAGCAGGTCGCCCAGCAACAAGCTCAGCAACAAGCTCAAGACCCGCTTGTTCAGATGCAAATGCAAGAGCTTCAGATCAAAGCGCAGGAACAGCAGCGCAAAGCCGCCAAAGATCAGACAGATGCCGCCCTCAAGCAGCAGCAAATGCAGATCGAGCGCGAGCGTATTGAGGCTCTGAAACAAGCCGATGAGCAGCGCGTTAAGGCGGGTTTGCTAAAAGCCGCGGCCGATATGAGTGGCCAGAAGACGTCGCAGATCATTTCTGTGGGTACTGAGCTGCTTAAACAGATGTCCAGCCAGCATCAAGAAGAAAAGCTTCGCATGATGCAGCAGCGTCATGAGGAGTTGCAGGCTCGCGCCCAGCAATCCAAACAACCACAGAAAAAGGGTAACGAATGACTCCGCTAGAAGCTTTGATTAGACAAACCGACGAAAAGGTAGATCAACTCAAGGACTTTTTGTCTTCAGGAAAAGCGGAGACCTTTGAGGAATACAAGAGAATGTGCGGCGAGATTCGGGGTCTTCTCGCTGCGCGTAGTTACGCCGTAGACCTTAATTCAACTTTGGAGAACATGGATGAGTAAGCAGTGCGCCTGCTGCTTGACAAGTCTTTCTATCTCTAGCTTTACCAAAGATCGACAAAAAGAGGATGGCCTAAACAGCTATTGCCGGTCTTGTTTAAACAAAAAACAACGAGAACGATATGCAGCAAAACATGGCCGCAAAAACAAAGATCGGCAAAAGTTAAGTGTTGCTAGTCCAGCCGACTACAAGAAGGTTTGGGCGTTGGAAAACGCAAAAAAAGTTTGCGCGTATTACAAACAGTATAGAAATACCCATAAAGAGCAGGTTCGATCTAGAAACATGCGGCGCTATGCAGACAAAAAGCAAAGAGTCCCGGCATGGTTAAACAAAGCACATGCCGCAGAAATCGAAGGAATGTACTTGTTTTGTCAGTTATTTAATGGATTTGAAGTAGATCACATAGCTCCTTTGTGTGGCAAAAGTGTTTCAGGGTTACACGTTCCCTGGAATTTGCAGATTCTTTCTGCGCAGCAAAATCGTGTAAAAAGCAATACCTTCAACCCTAGCGCACATTTATCACAAGAAGTGTGCGCACTCATGGAGTCACGATGACAGAGCAAATCCTGCTGGCTACAAACCCCAGCAACCCACAGGTGGTTGGCACATATAGACCTTCTGCCACGGCTGAAGAAAAGGGCAAGCAGCTCCCCAAACCGTCTGGCTATCGCATTCTTTGTGCGATCCCAGAGATTGACAAAGAGTTTGAGGAGAGTGAGTCGGGCCTTATTAAGTCCGATATCACGATCAGGAATGAAGAGGTTCTTACTACGGTTCTATTCGTAGTGGATCTTGGGCCTGATTGCTATAAGGATGCCTCCAAGTTTCCTACCGGCCCCTGGTGTAAGAAGGGCGACTTTGTGCTTGTGCGGCCTCATGCCGGCACCCGCCTAGTCATTCATGGACGCGAGTTCAGAATCATTAACGATGATTCTGTGGAGGGGGTTGTTGAAGATCCCCGCGGCATTAAACGTAAGTAAGAGGAGTACAAAATGCCTCAACTTGACCTGCAAGAATTTAAATTCCCGGACGATGTCGCCAATCAAGTCGCCAACGAGATTGAAGTCGAGATCGAAGACGATACCCCTGAAGAGGACCGTGGGCGCACTCCGATGCCCAAGGAACTCATTGAAGAGCTTGAGCAAGACGAGCTTGAATCTTATGACGATAACGTCAAGACTCGGCTCAAACAAATGCGCAAGGTCTGGCATGACGAGCGCCGAGAGAAAGAGACTGCGCTGCGAGAGCAGAAGGAAGCACTAACTTTCGCGCAAAAGCTGCTGGATGAGAACAAGCGCATTAAGAACATTCTGACTGTTGGCGAGAAAGAATACGCCACCTCTATTCAGAGTGTTGCTTCAATGGAGCTTGAGGCAGCTAAAAAAGAGTACAAGGAAGCGTTTGAATCGGGCGATTCAGACAGGGTTTTAGAGGCCCAGCAAAACCTTCAAAGTGCAAACATGAAGGTAATGCAGGCACAAAGTTTTAAACTACCCCCTTTACAAGAAGAAGAAACTTCTGTAGAACTGCAAAAGCAGTATGTTTCAGAGCAGCCTAATTCCGATCCCAAAGCATTATCGTGGCAAGAGCGAAATACTTGGTTCGGTAAACACAAGGCGATGACGGCTTTCGCGCTTGGATTACACGAAGAACTCCAAGATAACGGCGTAAGGCTTGGCTCTGATGAGTACTATCAAACCATCGACAAGACGATGCGTAAGCGATTTCCAGAGGCGTTTGACGCCGAGGAATCAAGACCGGCTAAAACAAAATCAAGCACGGTCGTCGCTCCGGCTGTAAGGAGTACTGGATCTAATAAGGTCCGACTCAAAGCCAGCCAAGTCCAGATAGCAAAGAAACTGGGCATCACGCCTGAGCAATATGCTCGGGAACTCATGAAATTGGGGTCTTAAAAATGGCAGAAAACCGTACTGAACGTAACATTGCAACTCGCGAAAACCAAACTCGCGAGCGCCAAGTTCGCCAGTGGCAACCGGCCTCGCTTCTGCCTGAGCCAGCTCCGATGCCTGGGTATACGTTTCGCTGGGTTCGTACAGCAATTCTTGGTCAAGCTGACCCGACTAATATGTCTGGGAAACTGCGAGAAGGCTGGGAGCCGGTGAAAGCGGAAGAACATCCCGAATTGATGCTAGAGGCAAATCAAGCAGGGAACATTGAAATTGGTGGCCTGATCCTTTGTAAGATTCCTACGGAGTTTATGGATCAACGCAACATGTATTACAACAAGCAGGCTCGCGCGCAAATGGATTCGGTCAATAACACGCTATTCCGTGAAAATGACCCCCGTATGCCTCTGTTCAAAGACCACAAGTCTGAGATTTCGCGCAGCGGCTTTGGTTCAGGTTCTTAAACTTTATTTTTTGGAGGCCTAAATGGCTGCAACTGCTTCTCCTTTTGGGCTGCGTCCAGTAAATCTGGTCGGCGGACAGTCCAATAACGGCGGCGTTATTCGGGAATATCTACTTCCCAGCAACGTCGGTTTCGCCTATTTCACAGGCCAAATCATGACGCTCGCGGCAAACGGCGTTATTACTCCTGCTGCGGCATCGCCCACGACCTCAACGGTTGGCGTAGTTGGCGTCTGTGTGGGTGTGCGCTATACCGACCCGACCCTGAAGTACACGGTGTTTGGTCAGTATCTGCCGCCCAGCGCATACACCTCTGGCTATCGCGATATCTATGTTCGCGTGACCGATGATCCCGATCAGCTCTTTTCGATCCAAGCTGCAACGGTTGTTGGTAGCCGTACTAACGGTGCTCGTGGGTGTATCGGCCAAAACGCTGCTATTACTAACGCCAATACCGGTAATGCCACTACGGGGCTTTCAAATTCCTCGCTGACCACTGGAGCAGACTGGGTTAGCGTCGCTACTGCCCCAACGCTGGCGCTGCGTGTTGTGGACATCATTACTCCGGATGATCTTTATCCCGAAGTGCTGGTGAAGTTTAATCAGGGCGTCCATTCGTACTACAGTGCGACTGGCGTGGTCTAAGGGGTAATTAAAAATGGCAATCTCACGTTCCCAACTACTCAAGGAACTGCTCCCCGGTCTGAACGCTCTGTTCGGCATGGAGTACAACCGTTACGGCGAAGAACACAAGGAAATCTACGAAGTCGAGAGTTCCGAGCGTTCCTTCGAAGAAGAAACCAAGCTGTCGGGTTTTGCTCCCGCTCCGGTGAAAACCGAGGGCGCGGCAATCGCCTACGACATGGCGCAAGAAGCATGGGTGGCTCGTTACACTCATGAAACGATCGCCATGGGTTTCGCTCTGACCGAGGAGGCCGTCGAAGACAACCTGTATGACGCGCTGTCTGGCCGTTATACCAAGGCTCTGGCCCGTGCAATGGCTTACACCAAGCAAGTCAAAGCGTCTTCGATCATCAACAACGGCTTTAACGGCGCGTATGTTGGTGGTGATGGCACCACTCTGTTTGGTTATAACACCTCTAGCGTCCGTACTGGCCACCCGCTGGTTAGCGGCGGTGTTAACCACAACAGCCCGCCGACCAATGTCGATCTGAACGAAACCTCGCTTGAGGCTGCCGTTATCCAGATCGCCGCCTGGACGGATGAGCGCGGTATGCTGATTGCGGCTCGCCCCCGCAAGCTGGTGATCCCGCCGTCGCTGATGTTCGTTGCTAAGCGCCTGCTTGAAACTGAGCTGCGTGTTGGCACGACCGACAACGACATCAACGCACTGAAGGCAATGGGTTCTGTCGCTGAAGGTCACACCGTCAACCACTGGCTGACTGACCCGAACGGCTGGTACCTGATGACCGATGTGCCTAACGGTCTGAAGCACTTCGTTCGTACCCCCATGTCTACCGGAATGGATGGAGACTTTGATACCGGCAATGTCCGTTACAAAGCTCGCGAGCGTTATAGCTTCGGCTGGTCGGATCCGCTCGGTATCTGGGGTTCGTCTGGTTCTAACTAAGATTCGTCTTAGTAAGGAGAGGGGGCTTCGGCCCCTTTTCTTTTTATGGCTTATATGTTAATTTGATCAAACCAAGATCATCTGCTCATCAACTGGCTTGGCAGACTTCTCCCTTGAGATGATGGGCGCAAATAAGGGAATTTATTATGTCGATGGCAACCTTCTCCGGCCCCGTTCGCTCGGGTACCGTTCGTTATGGCACCCCCGCTACGGGCCGCAATGTCGGTCTGCTGGTGCTGAATCAGAATTATGATTCGGGTGATTTGAATGGTACGTCTGCCGCTACCAACACTCTGATTGCTACCCTGCCGCAGGGTGCGTACATCCAGAACATCGTTATCGACACGCTGGTAGCGGTTGTGGGTGGGACTATTACTCCCGTGTTTGGTACAGCTTCTGGTGGTTCGCAGCTTCTTTCGGTAGCCGCTTATTCTGCTGCTGGCCGTACTTCCGCCGCCCCCACTGGCGCGAACCTGCTGGCATGGCAGACATCGACCACCGCCGATACCTCGGTTTGGCTGAACCTGACCCCCAGTGCCGCGTTGTCTGCCGGTCGCTTTATCGTCACCATCGTTTATGTCCAGCGTCTGCCCGATGGCACGGTAGCTCCTGCTTATAACCAAAACTGATTAGGGGGCTGAGATGCGCCCTGTTAGAGTTACGTTAACAGCCGCCGGGGTTTCGGCCCCGATTATTTTGGATACTTACCGCGCTCCGTTTAGCGTGGGGATTGGCGTCACGAAGACTGGTACCGTTGACTATTCGGTGGAATACACCTACGACGACGTTTTCTCTGACACGTTTAATCCCGCCACGGCTGGGTGGTTTGTAATGTCGGGATTCCCGCTTGCTACGGCTACATCCAAAGACGGGACGATTTCGTCGCCTGTGACGGCTGTACGTTTGAATGCCGTGACGATTACGTCGGGGTCGCTTGTTATGACCGTGCTGCAAGCCGGTATGCCGGGGGGTTGATTATGCCTATTGACACTACTGCCCTGCGCAAGTTCCAAGACGTTTGGGGTCCGGTCCTTGAGGCCATTCCTGCTGTTCTTGAAGCGACGGCTAAAAAAGCTGACGTAGATCGGGAACTTCGCATCAAGCAGGTTGAGTTGGAAGAGGCGGATAAGAAGATCGCCAAAGCCTTTGAAGAAGCTGATAAGCGCCTGTCTTCGGTTAATTCCGAGATGGAGCAAGCCATGCAGCAAAAAGCAAAAGCTCTGGCCGATATCGAAGCCGCTAAGAAAGCTCAAGCCGACAAGGTAGCTCAGGCTGAAAAAGCCTTCAGCGTAACTGAGACAGAGTGGGTTCAAAAGACCGCTGCTTTGCAGGCTCAGTTTTCCAAAGTCGAAGCTAATCTTGCGCAAAAACTGTCTGATGCTGACGCTGCATATGCGGATAAAGTCGCCGCGCTTGAAGCTGATGTGAAGGATCTTGAGAAGCGTAAGGCTGCTGCTGAGAAGGCTCTGGACGCGCTGCGTAGCAAGCTGGGATAAGTTGTGGCGACTACGCGCTCCAACCTTCAAGAGGGGCTGGATAGCGGTGAATACGAGTACACCCATGTGGTTGCTACGGTCACTGCCTCCGGCCCCACTACTATTTATACGCCCACAGCGGGCAAGCTCATTCGGCTTCGTTGGATCTACGCGATTAACGATCCTGGGTCTTCGGCGTCACCTTTGATTAGGGTGTTCCTCGGGGCGCAGGAATATTATCGTGTCTTTGCTCTGAGTAAACGGCAGGTTGTCAGCGGTCCTATTGATGGGCCTCTGATTATTAACTTGAGCGAAGCCGCAGAAGTGGCTGTGACTGCTATATTGGAAGAAGCGTGATGCCGGAACTTAGTGGTCAAGTTGGCGAGCTACGTTTTACGCTCCAGATTGTGCGCAAAGAAACCGGACTGACGGACACTGTTGAGTTGGTCGGTTACTTAGACGAAGAGAAACTGAAGGAATTGCAAAATGGCAGTAACTCACTCGACAGCAGCGCGCAACGCCGCGACTGATGCAGTAACCGCGCTGATTTCTACCAGCGGAAAGCTGGTTTTCCGTACCTCGCCATCTTCAGTGGCTTCGCCCGGCGCGGTTGTGGCTACATTGACTTTTAGTGCTACAGCCTTCGGCGCGGCATCGAGCGGTACAGCTACGGCCAATGCCATTACCAGTGATACTAACGCTGCTGGCAACGCATCTCCTGTCGCATTCGCAACGCTTCAAACTTCGGGCGGTACGATTGTTGTCCACTGCGCGGTAGCTGCAAGCGGTAGCGACATTAACCTGACTAACGGGTTGACTGTAACAGCCGGCGATACGGTGTCTTGCTCAAGCCTGACCTACACTGCATTGAACGCATAACATGGCGATCCGGCACGTTTACAGCCAGACGGTTGCAGACGGCACCGCAACCAGCGTAGTCCGTCCTAGTGACTGGAACAGCGCCCACAATCAGACGTTATTCATCGCGGGCAATACTGCGGGGGCGTCTTCGATCAGTGGCAGCGATATCTACTGGGCGGGTGGAAGTAACGTCACTCTGAGCGCCAACGGCTCGACCGTCAGCATCATTGGTGAAGCAGCACAGACCACACAAACCCAAGCCTCCGGTGCTATAGCCGGTACGGGGTTCACTAGAACCTCAACGACAGGAACCGCTTTAACAGCGACTTTGGGTACTAATGGCCTGTCGATGGCCGTGCCCAACTTTATTACCACTTACGTTAACGACCTCACCTCTGGTCGGGCAGGTACTGGCTTTACTAGCACTTCTACTACGGGGGTGCTTCTTACCGCTGCGCAAGGCACAAACGGCCTTTCGATGGCTGTGCCTAACTTCATCACTACTTACGCTAATGATCTGACTTCGGGTCGAGCGGGTACAGGTTCGACCACTGCCGGTACTAACATCTCCATGACCCTCGGGGTGAACACCAACGGCGTGGCTCTGTCGGCAAACGTGGCTGATGTAGATTACAACGCTTGGAACTTGGTAGGTGCTAATACCGCAGGGACGACTGGAACTACGGTCACAACGCAAGGCCCGATCTATTTCTCGGGCGGCAACAACATTACCCTGAGCGGCAACTCAAACACCATCGTCATCTCCGCTGGTGGCGCGGGTGGTACTACCAATCAGACTGGCCCTAACATTGCTGTTGCGGGTTCCACGGTTACGTCAGGCACGGTGCTGTTCAGTAACTCCAACGGGGTTACTTTTGGTATGGATGGGTCTACGCTGACCGCTTCTATTATTGCCAACAACACATACGACGGTTGGCCTCCGTATGCGGACCTTCAGCTGGTGGCGGGTCAGCAAGGCAACGGCACGCTCTACATCGAACCGGAGCATAGCCCGTATTACTTCCAAGATCGGGTGGGTATTCCGATTGCGTACACCAATAACTCAGGCTCTAACGGCACTTTGACATTAAGTTATTGGGTTGGCTTCTATACCCAGAACGTCAGCACGCTGTCTTTGGCGAGCAGTACATCTATCAGTACCGCTTTTACGTTTCAGGGCACAACGGGTACGCATTGGTCGCTACATTCGGGCATGCGGATAATGACTATCCCATGGACATTGACGGTCGCTGAACAGGAAATTTATATCGGGCAAGTTTCCAGAACCTCGACCGGTGGTAATAACGCCTCCATCTCGCAGATGCTGGTGAGCCAAGTCAACAGTAACTTTGTCGGGTTCTTTGGGCAGTCGCATAACACCACGCAGCAATGGACGCAGGGTCAGGGTGTGTATACCGTGACGACAAGTGGTTTGCCTAGTAGCGTGGCGTTCAGCCAGATTCGTGGCTCGGATTCGATTGCGCTTCGCGCGCCCGCGATCATGTTCATCAACGGCACGGTGTAATTATGGACATCAACGCCTTTGCGTCTTGCCAGAGAATCACGATAGATGGGGAAGTTCATATCGTTTTGTCTGAACCCGTGCCGGGGATTGCGCTGTGTGTGCGAGAGTCTGATGTGACTGGCGGGGCTTCTTATGTAGCTGTCGTAATTGTTGGAATGCCTTGATGCAGCCACAAATCATTTCATCCTACGACGGCGGGGCGCATAACGCAGATCTGGACAAGACCATCTCCCGGCTTACGGCAGATAAAGCTTACAAAGACCTGTCTTGTATTCAGATTGTTCCGTGCTTTGGGCAGATCCCTACACGGGCTGTTGCTTCATGGATGAACCTGTACGCGCCTCCGAACGCTAAGTTCACGCGCCTATGGGCTGTTGGGATGGAAGTTGGTAAGGCGTTTTCGTCTGCTATCGAGAGCATTCTCGCCCATCCTGATCTGAGTAAGTGGAAGTACATCCTTACGATGGAGCATGACAACATCCCGCCGCCTGACGGGATCATTAAGCTGTTGGCTCAGATGGAAGCTCACCCCGAGTACGCCTGCATTGGTGGGTTGTACTTCACGCAAGGGCCGGGTGGTGTGGCTCAAATATGGGGGGATGTCAAAGACCCGGTGGTTAACTTCCGTCCTCAGAAGCCCGATCCTGCTGGTGGGTTGGTCGAGTGCCACGGTACGGGGATGGGGTTTAACGTCTGGCGTATGGACATGTTCCGCGATGAGCGCCTGCGTAAGCCTTGGTTTGTAACTCAGACTGAGAACGGCGTTAGCACGCAGGATCTTTACTTCTGGTCTGACGCTAGAAAATATGGCTATCGCTGTGCTATTGACTCAAGCGTAAAAGTAGGTCACTACGATCTAGACGGGAAGCGCGGGGGCATCCCAGACTACGTTTGGTAGGGTTATATGGGCTGCGTTTATATGCTTGAATCACCATCTGGGAAAAAGTATATCGGCATTACGTCGCAAGACATCAATGCAAGGTGGCGCGCCCATAGGTCAAATGCCCTCCGGTCTGTAGATGGGGCGCTGCAAAAAGCAATACGAAAGTACGGCGCGGACAGCATGTGTGTCAAAGTGCTTGTAATTGCCGATGATTATGAATACCTTAAAGCCTTAGAAACCAAGGCTATTACCGTATACGGAACAAAAGTGCCCGACGGCTACAATATGACCGACGGGGGTGATGGGGTTTTGGGCGTTATAGTTACAGATGAGGGAAGACAGCGTAGAAGTTCTGCGCAACTAAAGTCTTTTGCGGACGCGGATAGAAAAGCGAATCATTTGGCATCACAAAACTCACCTGAATTAAAAGAAACGCGCTCAAAAGTTCAGGCTGAAAGGATGGCCGATCTCACTCGCAGGGAGCGGATCGCTGAAGCGATGCGTAAAAAATGGCAAGACCCAGAATTTCTGGCAAGAATGGCGTCGAGAAAGACAAAGCCAAAACTGGATGACGGGCTGTCTAGGTCTGAAAGGTATCGACTAAAAGACCTTGATGCTTACAGAAAGCAAAAACGAGCGTACGCGCGTACAGATGTCCAAAAAGCCAAAAGAACAGAATACATGCGGGCGTACAGAGCTAAGCAACGAATAAAAGCACAGAATGACAAAGCTTGACCTTGGTTGTGGCGGTAAGAAAAAGGAAGGCTTCATTGGCGTCGATCAATACGCGATGGAGGGGGTTGATGTCGTCCTGAATATCGGCGTTGACCCTTGGCCTTGGGAAGATGGTACGGTTGAAGAGATCCATGCGAGCCACTTCCTTGAGCATCTGACTGCGCAGCAGCGCGTTCACTTCATGAACGAAGCCTGCCGGGTTATGAAGGACGGAGCCAAGGCTACGATTATTACGCCTCACTGGGCGTCGAACAGGGCTTATGGAGATTTCACGCATCAGTGGCCCCCGGTGGCCGAGATGTTCTATTACTACCTGAGCCAAGAGTGGCGCAACGCCAACGCTCCGCATACTGATGTGAAGTGGAATCCGGCTGGGTATAGCTGCAATCTTGCTGCTACTTGGGGCTATTCATACACCCCGGAGCTTGGCGCTAGGCATTCTGACCACGTTCAGTTTGCGCTTCAGAACTACAAAGAAGCCGCGCAGGATCTTTACGCTACTTTGGTAAAACCCGTAAAACCGACCGAGTGACGCTATGGCTACGGCGTTTCAGTCTGGTGCTTTCCAAGCTGATTCATTTCAGGTTGATTCTTACGAAGCCCGCATCACTTGGGCCGAGGTTCAGTATCAGGGTGGCGTCAATCACGTTGCTACTGGGGCGTTGTCTGGGCAAGGCTCATTCATTCTCGGAACGGCTAACCGGTTTAGGGTATTTAGTTCGACTGGGGTACTGATTGGCCCCGGCGCTGTAATAACAGGTACATCGAATAGGTTCAGGGCGTTTAATTCGACGGGTGCCTTGACTGGCCCCGGTGCAGCAATAGTTGGGGCGGCGACCCGGTTCCGAGCTTTTGATTCAACGGGCGCTTTGGTTGGTCAGGGCGCGCTTGTTACGGGCGATGCCCGCCGGTTCATAACCCACGATTCAACTGGAACGCTTGCTGGCCTTACCGCGGCTATTACTGGCGCGGCTACGCGATCCCCTCTTCACGTTGCGACCGGGGCAATTATCGGGACTGGGGCGTTAGTTACTGGCGCGGCTACTCGTAGTTCTGTTTATCCTAATCCCGCAGATGTGCGAGAAGGCGTGGTGTACGGCCCTGGCGGCATATACGTTGGCACGCTAAAAGTAGGCGGCAAGATCCTTTTTATCTTTGACGACTAATATAGTCGAGGGCATAATGGCTAAGACAGCAGCTTGGCAGCGTAAGGAAGGCAAGGCCGAATCGGGCGGATTGAACGCCAAAGGTCGGGCCTCTTACAACAAGGCGAATCCGGGCAAGCCGGGTTTGAAAGCTCCTCAACCTGAAGGCGGGCCTCGTAAAGATTCGTTCTGTAGCAGGATGAATGGCATGAAGAAGAAGCTCACTTCACCGAAAACGGCTAATGATCCCAATAGCCGGATCAATAAATCTTTGAAGGCGTGGAAGTGCTAAATGTCGTCCGATCCTTTTCACCTTCTCTGGAACGGAGTATTAACCTTGGGTACCATGCTAATGGGCATATATCTTAAATCCCAAGGCGACTCCGTTAAGGAACACCGCGACTTGATCGCCCGTACACGCGAAGAGGTGCGGGAGAAGTACGTCCACAAAAATGAGATGCAAGTTGTTGTGGAAAGTCTAAACTCCAGATTTGACCGGATCGAGGAAAAGATCGACCGGATCATTGGGAACAATTAACATGATGTCTCAACCAGCTCCCCAGGCACCGGTGTTTAGCAAGCTCAAAAAGGTCGGCACCAAAGCCAGGGAAGACCTACAGCGTATTAACAATCCCAAGACTTCTCACGGCAAAGCAGCAATGTTTGCTAAAGGCGGGTTTGTTAAAGCGGCCGATGGAATTGCCTCAAAGGGCAATACCAAGGCAAAACAAATTAAGATGTAGTACCAACAAGGATTCAATCATGCCTAAGAGCTACCGGTCCCCGTCTATTGAAGAAACCAAAAAGCTGGAGGCCTCGCGCAAGCTGATGGCTGAAGGCATCGAAGGAGAGAAGGACATCTTCTCTAAGCTCATGCCCACCATGGCCAAAGGCGCCAGGGATGACATGAGGCAAGCCAAGCGTATGCGCGAAGAAGTCCCGGCAGCAGCCAGGGAAGGCGAAGCCTATAACTACGCTGGGTACAAGAAGGGCGGCGGCATCGAGGCCAAAGGCAAGACCAAGGGCAAAGTCGTCAAGATGGCCGCGGGTGGCTCGGTTCGCGGTTACGGTATCTCCAAAGTTACCAACAAGACTAAGATCGTCTGATGCCTGCTACCTCCGCTAAACAGGAACGCTTCATGCAAGCCGTGGCTAACAACCCGAAGTTTGCTAAGAAGGCCGGCGTTCCTCAGTCGGTTGGCAAAGAGTTCACGGCGAAAGAAGGCGGCTTGTACGCCAACATTCACGCGAAGCGTGAGAGGATTGCTGAAGGGTCTGGCGAGCGTATGCGTAAGCCGGGATCAAAAGGCGCTCCAACCACAAAAGATTTCCAAGAGTCCGCTAAGACGGCTAAATTTAAAGAAGGTGGTCCCGTGAAAGAATCCAAGAAGATGGTCGCTAAGGAAGTCGCGTTCTTCAAAAAGAAGGGCGCTCCCAAGTCCATGATTAAGCACGAAGCAGCCGAGATGGGTGCTATGAAGCCCAAGAAGTACGCTCGCGGTGGCGGCATCGAGATCAAAGGTAAGACTCGCGGTAAGATGTGCTAAGTTTTAAGCACTAAGGAGCGACGGTTGTTCTCAGCCTTATCCGGCCCTTTTGGGCCTACGCTTGGCGCACCTAATACGGCGGGCGGAGGAGTTTCGCCTAACTATGTTATCGCCCTTGACGATTGGTCTACCGGCTCTGCGGTTCAGATCGGGACGCTGACGCTCAACGTCGATAACGGCATCATCACCCCGCAAGACTCAACGCTTGCCGCTCACTATTCCGGCGGTATTCAAACGTGGCGTAGTGCAAGCTCTATTGTTCACGGCCCTGCTGGCGAGCAGTTTGAATTCGGCGCGATGATGTTCACCGTGACCGGCGGCGCTTTCGACAATACGGACTTGTATCAGGTCTTGGTTGGGTGCAAACCATACGGACGCTGGTCTTCGTATCCGTTTTCAGATACGTTCAACAAAGCCACAGATATTACCCATCCGGCTCCGTTCAAGATTCGTATTCTCAATGGCTCTGGCACGCTTGTAAAAACCATCGAGATGCGTGATGGCCTGCCTGTCAATAGCGCAAGCCTTAGCCAAAGCGGGCGGATTCCGGGTTTTGTGCCGCTATCAGTAACAATCAACAATCCGCTTACAACAACATCAGGTTCTAATGTTGTGGTGGTAAATCATCCTAGCCATGGCTTTAATCTGACCCCGGGATATTACGGTGGTTATCCAACATACGGTCTTAGCGTTACGTTTGCTGATGCTGTTGGATTTAATGGAATATCCGCTGGAAACATAAACGGCGGGCGTGCAATCACCCTTATAGATGCAAACAGTTATTCTTTTGTGGCTGGCGGCACGGCTTCCGCAAGCGGCTCTGGTGGCGGCGCAACATATATCGAGTACCAACCTGTTCGGGAAGATTCGACAAGCCCACCGCTAAGGCCATTCTTTAACTGCGCAATGCTTTTGCCTTGGCAAAATAAAAGGCCAAAAAAGCTGTCAACGGTACAGCAAAAACTACCAAACATAGACTATTCGACATGGCGATCTACTTCAATTACGCCAAGAACATCGTCCAACATGCCATTGCCGATGCTTTATGCCGGTTCTCCCGGAAGAAGCCAGCCAAATGGGTATAATCAATGGCGATATATGCTTCGTTGGCCGCGAACTGTATATTCTAGTCTTGCTTATAATGACCCAAATTCATGGCATTACACAGTCAACACACTAAAAGGGCCTTATAACGGCACTACATTTTCAGGCTCTTACGACCCGAATGTTGCCAAATATCAAGATTATTATATGTTCCTGTCCCAAGCAACAGGATGGGGGTACGAGCCGGGATCAATTAGCGGACATACTTGGTACACAGGCCCGGGCGGCGTAAGGTTTGACCGTTATCAGTTTTCGTCTGTAGCTGCGCAATACATTTCATCCCCGTCTTCAGTAAATCTTTTGGACAACACAGCAATTGCCGATGTTGCAGATGACTGGGGATTTGCATACTTTAACCATTCTTGCCATTACCTGACTAACGTCAAAACCTTTGAGGGTATATCAACCACAAAGGCGGGCCTAAACGCGAATACTTATATCAATGATTATTACGGAAATTACGGCACTCCGTATGGCCCAACAAGAGTTGATTTGGTTGCAATCGCCAATGGCGACTATGATTTAGGGCTTTTGTCGAATCAAGCCGCAGCGCCGCGTCCAGCATCAAGGTTTTATGATAAGTATGGATTAACTGGTGCAAGACGGTTTTGGAACGGATGGTCTGTGGATGGCTTACACGGTCACCAGCAACCGGGAATTTGGAGTTACGGGTTTGGCTCGCCTATGCACATGGTGTCTGCTAGACATTTGATGGTTGCTAATCGGTTGGCAATGAATGGCGGAACCAGTGGGTCTAACCCGTCTTCGTTTTGGAATGTTGGCACTGGCATTGATCAATACAGCCGCTCAATGATTAGCACGACATCAGCTATAACTACTACAACGTGGGTTGAGATTGATACGCCAGCAAAATTCAGCAGAGAGTTGTCGTTTAGATGGGGGAATATGCTGTGGATGTGGCTGAACTCAAACGCTCACACATCTACGGCTTTTGGGTATTCCAAGTCTCTAATTGAAGAGATGTTTTCAGATGATTTTGACGCGGCGTTTACAAATATTGTGAACCCAGTTAACACCAACGCTACAACATCCCCTTGGTGTAAAGCATTTAAGCAACTCGGAGTGGGGGTAAATGTCTCAGAGAGCGGCGGCAATTATTATTTAATTATTGGCCTCAATACTGTTCATTTGTACCTTGGGCAACTGCTAATCATTATGAAGATGACTGGCGCGTGGGGTTCGTTGCGTGGGTTGTCGTCTAATGCCGCCGCCGTGTTGGATTTTTACCTGCACGCAATGTTCCGTCGTTGCATAGATATTTATGCAGATGGGCAGGCTAATTTTGAAATACCACAAAGTGTTTCTGGTCGCGCAACGTACTCTGCCGGAAGGTTTATTAACGGCACAACGGCAATTTCCCTTTCAAAGGGGACTAATTCCTATGGGGTTTCCGAGGTTCCAAGCGACTGGACTGCTATTAGCACCACGTTTCCTAAAGAAGGAACTGAAGATTTGTTTAGGTACCCAGATGGAACTTATCCTGACGAAGAAAAACAAGGGAACATACACTTGGTTTACCAAGTTGCGCATGGTTTGAGGTACTGGTTTGCATCGGAAATTACAGCGTTTTATGGTAATACAGCAAAAGCAGACGCGGCAATTGCTGCGTACCAAGCGTCTTACGCCTCGTACAAAACTACTGTGGTTGACACCGGGGGTGGTGATTTTTCGTATTCATTCTTGCCATCTTGGCGCATGAAAACGCCCGCTGAAGTGGGGCTGTGACTATGACGGATCAAGAAATTGTTGACCTACACCATGAGAATCTAGCCCATTCGGCGGATGTCTTGTGTTATTTCGGGGATGTGTTTTCGCGTGTTCACGGGCCGCATAAGGCCGGGCATTGCCACGACGGTCATGAACACAACTTCGATCATCAGACTTTGTTGGTAAGCGGATCGCTGCGTATTGCGTGTACAAAAAACGGTGAGCCGAAAGGCACAAAGACTTTTAAGGCTCCATGCCCCATCGTTATTCGCGCAGACACTTGCCACAAGATTGATGTGCTAGAAGATAATACGGTTTGGATATGTGTTTTTGCCGTCAGGGATATGGGCGACCCGTTAGTCGCCGCTGGGAGTGACCCGTATGTGTGAAGTTCTTGTCAGAGTGATTGACAAAGAAAGCAGTTCGCTTTCCCAGCGTCTAAACCAAAATTGCGCTGGTGATGTGGTTGTTGTCGTCGATGACGGGCACTTATGGGGCGATGCAGAAGTGTCTAACCCAGAGTGGAGGGTTTTTCAACTACCCGGATTGCCTGCTGCGGCCTTGTCAGATATGACTCAGCCTAGAAGAAACCCAAAACAAGAAGAAAAGACAACAGCCAAAAAGAGGCAATATTTTAACGTAGAGGATGATTGGCTTAAAAAAGTTATTTCGTCTGGCATGGTTATAAAATTTACCGACTTAGAAGCTGCAAGATTACTGACCCTTAAAGTAATTAGAACGCAAGAACTTGTTGTGATATTGGGCGACTAAATGCCAACTACCACCGTTAAAACAATTGGTACCGGTCGAGATTATTCGACGATTCAGGCCTGGGAAGACGCTTGCCCAGCTAATCTTGTATCAAGCGATGAGATTTGGAAGGGTCTGCTTTATGACGAGGGCGGCGGAACAAACGGCGAATGGACTGTTTCATCGTCTGTGACGTTTAGTGGCGTAACCACGGACGCTACAAGATATGTATGGCTTGACGCGGCGGCTGGTAAATCATTTGCTGACAATGCGAATAAGCTTACAAACGCGCTTAGGTATAACACTGCAAATGGCGTTGCAATAAGAGGAAATGGCTCATATGCTGGGCCGATGTTTGTAACTAGCTATGGTGTAAAGTTTACTCGTTTGCAAATAAAGCGTTTACTTGGGGCGGGGAATGCGGCGGATGAGGTTTTTGGTGTAGGCGGAGCGTTTACTGTCGATCAAAGTATAGTAGTAAACGAAGGCAACGATTATTCCATTAGTGTTGGCGCTGGCTCAATAAACTTTATCAATTCTGTTTTTTATTGCGCTTCTGTTTCAAAAGAATTTATTTATAGCGTAATTCCTTCGTCTTCTGGCAACTTTATAAACAGTTCAATATACGGAAACGGTTCAACTCAAGCATTCAGAATTAATTACACTGGAGGCCTGTATACGGCCAAAAATTGCGGGCTTTTTAACTGGACAAGTATTGGTAGCACCGCAAGGTTCGATTCCGCAAATTGTTCAAACAACGCGACAAATCTTGCTTCGTTTCCGTTTGGTTCATCAAACCAAGTTAGCCTAACGACTGCCGATCAGTTTGAAAATGTAACCGCTGGCTCGCAAGACTTTCGGGTTAAGACAGGTGCCGCGCTTATCAGCAACGGTATTCGGCAACAAACCTACACCAACGACGTAGATATCGTTGGTACAGCCCGCAGCCTGACGACTCCCACCATTGGCGCGTGGGAATACCCCACCATCACCTACACCTACTCGCGCCCGTCGAGCGACGTAACAACCCAGTGGACGCCTAGCACTCCCGGTGCTGACCACTACACGATGATTAACGAAACGACCTACAACGACGCGAACTATATCTATGCCACTGCGGCAGCGCAGACGGATGAGGTTGGTTTGCAAGCGATGACTATCCCGCAGGCTGGTACAAGTGTGCTGGTAAATTACCGGGTGCAGGGCATCACAGGGGGCGGATCGGTTACAGTGTCTTTGTATTCCGGGGCGACGTTAGTTAAGACGGACACCACCCGCACGGCGAATAACACTTCCCCTGCCTACTACACGATGACGGTAACTTCAGCAGAGTGGGGTGCCGTGGCTGTCAATTGGTCCAACATGCGCCTTCGTTTTGTGAGTGCCTAAATGGTCTTTAGCCTGCTTCGCGGTCCTGCTGGATACACCCTTGGCGCTCCTAATACGGCGGGAGGTGCTGCCGAAAATCTTATCGCGCTCACAAATGTATCCGGCTCATCAATCAGCGAGTATCCATTTGTAGCAATTTTGCCGGTCAAAGCATCAAGCATTACAAATGCACCTGTAATGTCTATAAACGGCACGCCGGTTGCGACGGCTTCTAGAGTTTGGGCTACGGACATAAACGACGCGCCGCGCACAGTATTAGTTGCCGGTCTGGTTTCATCTTTAGCAAACGGCGCTACCGCTCAGGTAGCGCTGGCAAGCGGCAATGTAAACGGTACGGGTCTTAATAAAGCCGGAATTCAGGCACGGATTCCTGCTGGTAATGCAGGCGCGACAATTAGTCTTTCATATGCCGGAGGTGGGTCAGACACAATCAGCCTTAGGGATATGATTGATAATGACAAATACGAAGTTGTTTTAAGTGGAGCGGCCTGCACAATTATTAGGGCATTCGACAGAACCGGCGGGTATAACAAAGGCCCACTTGCCGGAGTAAAACCGTTCGTGCCGCAGTTTTGGGCATATATGTGGTCAAACGGCAGTACATGGATTCACTGCCACGGCAATCATGGAAGCAGCATTGCTTTGCAGCAATTGTCTTACGCGCTGTCTGTGTACGTTGGCAATACGCAAGTATTTACTCAGGCTTCAGTGTCTGGCAATTCCGGCGCGTCGTGGGTATATGAGGGTTGGATCGGTACGGCCCCGCCGATCCAAGTAAACAGACAGATTAACCGCCGGCACTTTGCCGAGTGCGGAGTATTTCCAAGGTTTTCTGCAACATCTACAACCAGCGAGCAGGTTCTTAACGCTTGGTATGCTGGCGGCACAGATGGGTTCTTTTCTTCTACTCACGTCGGTATCCCGTCTTCTGCTGCACTTCCTGTCCCCGGTGTTGCATTTGACCCGTGGGAGATGCCCCGTGAGGTTACGGCTGGCGGCGGAAACAATTCGATTTATTTTGTCGAACCAAATAATCAGGCAATAAACGGCGGCGATTGGAGAGCTTGGGAATCCAGCAAAATTATTGCGCAAGAATCTCTAAATCGTCCGACTTTTTTTATTGAGTTTGACAATAAAAACATAGCATCTGGTGTATCTGGAAAAAGTCAATACGTCACATCATTTGGCAGGCCCAGCCAAAGAATGCTTGGGGCAAATCAATCTATAAACCTTTTTATCCGAGACGCATCTACAACCAATGCGGACAGAATGAATTGGTACGACAACGCGGGCGCTATGATTTTTGGCAGCGGCGTTGCAACAAATACGAGTTATAGCGTTGCCAATGAAGCAAGCTCATTGACTCTCGACTGTGCGCATCAATACGACCCGTTTTCATTAGTAGCAGTTAGCGGGAGGTTATGGGCGGCCGATGCAATAGAGGGGCGAGCAGCTTGGACAGAAATGCAGTTAAGTTCGGCCGCTCGTGGGCCCAATCCAACTGACGGGCTAATGTACGGAGACGCTAGCTTTTCTTCCTTGCGCGGTTCTGCTTGGTCGCTTCGGCAATTTGTTCACTCCGCGATGTTTACTGCTAGCGATTCCCTAATGCACGCTAGGCACAAAGGCCTAGTTCTAAAGTTATCACGATTTTACCGTGGGGCCAAAGGACTGTCTGGACAAGGGGACGAGTCATCCGCCGAGTACATATACGGTGTAAACAAAAGGGCTTCTATAATTGGAAGTACAGTGCAGAGTCCTCTATGGAATCCGCTTGGGTCTAGTCTTAACTCGTCGACCGCTTCGCCGGGATCATACTGGGCAGTTGCTAGTGGATTTCCTGCTCCGCAATTCTGGAATAGCCCGGCTGATACTAGCAATCCTACAAAAACTTTCGCAGTGGCACCATTTCACGACTCTTATTGGACTAGAGTTTTATATCAAGCAAAAAGTGCTTTTTCGGGAATTGGGTTTGATATTCTTCATGCGGATCAGGCTAGATTTTTTGCGCAAGGATTTGGATCGACAGAGGGGTCGGCAGGGGCATTCCCATCACAAAACGATCAGGTGCGAATGGCATATGGAATGTATGTTGTTCCATTAACAAACCCTTTAGACGGTTTATATAAGACAAATCGTCTTTCAATTTTGGATGAATTTACAAGCGCTTACATAACCTCATCAAATGTTTCGACAATAAACGTTTCACTCGCGGGCGATTTTTATTACAACATAGGAATCACTTCTGATAGCTACGCTGCGGCTTGTCACGGATTTGCCCGCTTGGCGAGGGCTGCACTTTCACATTGTATTGATGTTCCCGGCCTTGAGGCTGATGTTGCAAATGCTATCTCTTGGCTTGCTCAGTTTAATTCGCCAATTGCAAGTGGCCCGAGCCCATTCACTCGATGCAACAAATTAGACATGCAGATGGGGGCGTATTAAATGCCAAGACCAACATACGTAAACGCCAACGTCAATCGGGCGAACTACGACAGTGTCACGCCTATTGCTTGGAATAACTTAGGCGGGGACTGGTGGGATGCAGCGTACACGGCCAATGGTTCTACGCCTTGGGCGTCGCAAACTGTTGTTGATACTGATACACCACGCGCCGTCAACTTTGACGTAACAACGTTATTCCAAGCAATCTACGATAATCCGAATCACCTCAGTGCCGTAATTGTTTGCGGGGCTGGCGGATCCGCAACCGAATGGGCAGCGGCTGATAATGCAGACTCAGCAAAAAGGCCAAAAATAATCTATGACGGTGGTGCCGATACGGCAATCACCGAAGATACGGGGCTTGAAAACACATCGTTTGCGGGCAACCCAACCGCTCCATTGTTGAATGTTATCCCCGATCTTGGGACGACTACATATAAACGGATCATTCTTAACGTCCCGCCGCCGGCCACTAGGCCGACTTCTGCAACGCTTACGCTGTATACAACTCAGCAATTTGGGAACGTCAGCAACCAAGTTTTTTGGCTCCGCTACCCGCCTGAGTCTGCGCCCACTTTGCCTTACTCCACTCGCATCACTTGGGCTGAAGCGCAATATCAAGCCTCTGGCGTTCCTTCGGTCACAGACTATTCTTCTCCTATGTCCCGTGGTATCTTTCGTGGTATTGAGCGCGGCGTCGCTTAAAAGGACTTTTTAATGAGTACAATCTCTATTCCTTGGGGCACCGCGTATACGTTCCGCGCCCCCATCGTCAAGGCTGGGTCTACGGATTACGCCCTTACCGCTGACTGGACGCCCGTTGCCACTGACGTAAAGATCAGTAAAGATGGCGGCGCTTTTGCCAACCTCCTTACGACCCCAACTTTCGTTTCTGGTTCCGCCGCGATTAACTGGACTTTGACTGCCGCTGAGACTGAAGCAACTGAGATTGTCATTCAGATTATCGATGCCTCCCCCAAGGCTGTGCAAGATCAGTTCTTCCGGCTGCAAACGACCAAAGCCGCTGCCCTGCAAGTGGGTGTGCCTCAAGATCCGCAGGCTATTGGCGATCTAGTAATTAAACTCGACGCAACCGCTGCCACACAGACCGACTTCTACAAAGGCTCGGTTGTTACGATCATCAGCGGTGACGGCGCGAACCAAGCCAGAATCATTACCGCCTACAACGGCTCGACCAAAGTTGCAACGATTGACCGGGGTTGGGATGTTGCGCTCACCATCGGTGGCACGCGCAGCGTGTTTGCAGTATTCCCGCAGGGTCTGAACCAGCCTCTGACTTCCGGCCAAACTACTGCCGCTGTACCCACCACCGCTCAGATCGCTACGGAAATCTTCGACACTCAGACTGTTGAAGCTGGTATGACCTTCCGGGGTGCGCTGCGTCTGATGGGTGCTGTGCTGATGGGTCGGCGTTCCGGTACTGGGTCTGGCACTGAGGTGTTCAACGCTGCCGTGACTAATGCCAAGCCCCGTGTGACCGCGACGATTGACGGCAACGGCAACCGTACTAACGTAACTACCGACCAGACCCCGTAATGACTACTGTTACTGGGGCACGCTATGAAAAGCTGATTGCGGGCGCGAAAGCCCGTTCAGTGACTCTGCAATACGTGGAGATGCATCATATTGTGCCCCGTAGCGAAGGCGGAACTGATGCGCCAGATAATTTGGTCGCACTGACGCCAAGAGAGCATTTTCTAGCGCACTGGATGCTTTATCGGATCTACAAGACCAGCGCGGCTGCACGGGCGTTTAATTTGATGGTGCATGACCAAAACAGGCGGCGCAGTAAAGATTATGCCGCAGCTAAGCAACTGTTTATCGACTCAATGCGCGGCGACGGGAACATATCGAAGCGGCCAGAAGTAAGAGCCAAGTTGAGAGATAATGCGTCACGACCTTTCGCCGGCAAAAAACGCCCAGAACATGCCGAGTTGATGCGGTCAAAGGGCTTTATGCATGGGGAAAACAATCCATTCTTTGGTCGCGGCCATGAGCAGGCTGGGGAAAAGAACCATATGGCGCGAAAAGTCGCAGGCATTCATATTTTTTATGGTGTTGGGTATTGGCCAACAGCGGCGTCGGCGGCGAAAGACCTTGGGGTATCTCTTCAAGCAGTAGTACAAGCGGTTAAAAAGAAGCATCGCTCTAAAGGTTGGCGATTGGAGTATCTGTCATGACTACCTCGGGTACCTCCTCTTTTGATATCCAACTTACAGACATGTTTGAGGAAGCCTATGAGCGGGCGGGTTCAGAAATGCGCTCAGGCTACGACTTCCGCACGGCGCGGCGTAGCTTTAATTTGCTCACGATGGAGTGGGCTTCGCGTGGGATCAATCTTTGGACGGTAGAAAGTGGGTCAATTCCGCTTGTGGCGGGTACCGCTACATATAACTTGCCAGTCGATACGATTGATTTGATTGAGCATGTGATCCGGCAAAACCCCGGCAACGCATCTACGCAGACCGACATCAGCATCTCGCGTATCTCAGTCTCGACCTACTCAACGATCCCGAACAAGCTCAATACGGGTAGGCCGATTCAAGTCTACATCAACAGGCAGTCAGGTGCTACGACGCCTACTGGCATTCAGTACCCCACCATCACGGTTTGGCCGATCCCGCCAGATAATACCTACACGTTTGTGTACTGGAGGCTTCGCCGGATTCAAGACGCTGGTAACGGAGATGGTACTACTGATATCCCGTATCGTTTTGTGCCTGCGCTGACTGCTGGTCTGGCTTATCAGATTGCTATGAAGATCCCCGAGGCCGCTCCGCGCTTGCCCATGCTTCAGGCTGAGTACGATAAGCAGTGGGATTTGGCTTCGTCTGAGGACCGTGAAAAGGCACCCGTTCGCTTCGTGCCAAGAAACACATTTTATAGATAGGGGGAGCCGTGCCTAATCGGTTTTCCTCTGGCAAGTTCTCGATTGCTCAGTGTGATCGTTGTAGTTTTAGGTTTAAGCTTTCAAAACTTAAATCGTTGACGATTAAGACCAAGAATGTAAATATTCTTGTATGTCCAGAGTGCTGGGAAGCTGACCACCCTCAGTTGAAACTGGGGATGTATCCCGTTTCGGACCCACAAGCAGTACGTAATCCCAGACCTGATTCAAGCTATCCGCAAAGCCGCAGCTACACAGAGGTTATCTATATTGGTCCCGGTTTGGGACTTGCGGCGGGGACTCTTGCTACTAACGGCTTGCCGCCAACGCCTCCGGCTGCTAGCCCAACATTCTTCTCCGGTGGTTTCTATTCTGGTGGGTTCTACGCTGGTGGTCACTTCAGTGTTACTTCTGGTGCTACTCCCCCGGTTACTAGCAATAAGTTCTTCTCCGGTGGTATGTTTGAAGGCGGCATGTATGCCGGTGGGTTCTTCTCAAATTAAGGTGATTTAAAATGGATCTCAAAGGCGCACTCAAAGCTC